GGGGGACCCTCTCAGGTCCCATTCTACGCCCGCAGCGTCAGTACCACCGAAAATGGTCCGGTTCGAGCGGTTCAAGTTCGTCCTCCGAGTCGGTCGGCTCGGTTGTAAGCGCCCGGACGGCGCTGAACGCATTTTCCATCCCGGTAAAGCGGAGCGTGAACGCCGCGTGCGGGTCCTCTTCTGGATGAGGCCGCTCAACGGACCCGTCCGGCGCGCACCGGATCACTTGGTATCGGCGCGGTTCCTCTGTTCGGTGTCCGGGCGGCCCGGTCGGGGGTGCCTTACTGGACACGACGGCGTAAGCATGGCCGTCGGGTCCCACCGTCGGCGTGCCGTGCAAAAGCGAGCTATGAAACCGCATCGTGTCGTCGTCGAAAAAATGGCCGCCCTGTTCTTCGTGGCGGCGGATCACGTCGCCCCACGGAACGGGGGGCGAAAACGGTTCGTGCGGGGATTCCCTGTGTGTGTCGGGGTGCTCTTTGGTCGCATCCATCGGTTTCGGTCCGTCTGTTCTCAGTGAGCGAATGAACGGGGAACGTCCCGTTCGCGCCGGGCGCCCGCCCCTGGCTGAATGCCAGCGAAACGGACGCCCGAAACGAGCGGGGCGAAGAGTGCACGTTCAACATCAGCTGAAGAGCCGATAAAGCGTGTAGCTCTTCCCGTGCTCCCCGATCTGGACGCGCTTCGCCACCGCCTCTTGCTCGTCAAAGTAGCGGGGGGCGTCGGCATCGGGCTGTTCCTGGAATCGCTCCGTCAGCCACACCACTTCGCCGCCCGTCTCTTGGGCGAAGCGGAGCGCCTCCTCAGAGGGACACGAGCGCTCCGAATACGAGGCCTCTTTGTCAAAGTCGACGCGGAAGCTGTCGTGGTAGTCCGCCGCCACGCGCTCCAGGACGTAACGGCGTTGGCAGTCGTAACCCTCTTCAAGGGCATCCTGCAAAACGTCGGAGCCGTGGGTTTCAGCCCACTCGGCCCGTTCGGCCTTTCTGAGCTCACGGCGCTTCTGTTTCTCCGCCCGGCGCGCTTCCTTGCGGCGCTCCTTTTCTGCCTCGTACGCCTCCTTTCTTTCCTTCGCCTCCTCATTGGCGCTTTTGATCTGGCCGAAATGATCGGAGTCCTCAAAATCGGAGAGGACCCCGGATTTCAGGACGAGAGGCGGTTCAAGGGTGCCCTCTCCCTCCGTCACGGTTCCGCGGTTCTCCCTGAGGAGATGCAGCAACCGCGGGGCCGCCTCATCCAAGTTTTCGACGTGCTCGGTGCGCTTCAGCTCGAAAAGGTCTTCGCGCCTGTCGAGGGCCTCTCCCAGCATGTCCGCAGTCAGAGGCTCGCTGAACTTCATGTACTGCCCCGCCGTCGAGCGCGACGTTGGAACTTGGAGCTCAGGGTAATCGCTGAGGCGCTCATAAGTGCGCCTCACCGACCCGACCGTTCGGCTGTTGTGGATTTTGTTCTCAGGGACGCGCAGGGAAACCGTTTTTGAGATGTCTCCGCTCGAACGCGTGCTCCCTACATCCGCAAGGTCGTAAAGCCTCTTCCGCACGGATGCGGGCACGTCCTCCGCGCTCACGTCCAGCGTCTGCGTCCGGTCGGGGCGCTTCCCAGTCTCGGCGAACCGCTCTTTGCGGTATTCGTCGGTGAGCGCGTATTTGATCGAAAAGGTGACAGGGGTGCTCTCTACGGTGTTCATAACTGAGGTTGCCGCACATGCGGCGATTTGGTTCGAATGGAATGAGCAGCACAGGCACATGCCTGTGCGGCGGGCGAGACGCCCGGCAGAGGGAACCGAAGGCTGTTCGGCTCCTCTCTGCCCGGCCTCTCGGGCCGGGGCTGTTCCCCGCAGCTAGATCCGCGCGGGCTTCTCCGCAAACGCGCGGACGCCGGACGGAAGCTGCTTCCACGCCTCGTGCACGACACGCGGCACGCCGCTTACGTTATCGTCGCCTTGCTGATACGGCCTCAGCGCATCCGCTTCGTAGTAGCGGCGCGGCGTGATGCGATTCGTCAGGCAGTAGGCAATGCACTGAAGCGCCGTCCGATCCTCGGTTTGGCGATGGGAGATGCGCCAATCAAGATCGCAAATGTTGGGCGTCTCGTGCGAAAAGCACACCGTCGCCCCCGGCGGCGCGTAGCGCTTCCGGTTCACCGCCTGGTATTCGCCACGCTGGTACTCCCCAGAGGACCACACCGGCGCGCCGTGATGCTCGGATTTCGGGTTGTGGTATGTGGTCAGCCGCGGAATCTGAATCCAACGACCGCGCTTCCGGATGACATAGATCGTGCGCTTTGAAGAGTCGGTTCGGGTGGATTGTCGTCTCATCGGTTCGGTGATGTCTGATGCGAAAAAAAGTCGGTAGGGTGTCGGCAGAAAAAATGCCGGTAGGGGCACCGCCTGCGAAAAAACGCAGGTAGGGGGTGCCTACTGGCGAACCGGGGCGGGGTATCGGGTCAACCGCCGAACGCCGACGGTGCGTCGATCGGATCCCTGAACCTGTCGGTTCATCGCCCGAACGGTCCGCGCCGGACGCCCCACAGCTAACGCTTCAGTGCCAGCGATTCAGCACTGCGGGGCGCCCGAAACGGGCCGTTCAGCGGGCGTTCGCCCGGTGAAACAGATCCGCCAGTTCAACGGCACTGGCAATCGTCGCCGTGTCGACGTAGGCAGAATCGGGCGTCTCAAAAATGAAGTGCTCCCCGATCCGCTCCATGCACTCCCGGAAGAGGGCGCGCCGCTCCTTCTCCGGGACCGAATCAAGAATGTGAAACAGCGTCTCTTCAGCGTCCATCGGATGCGTCGCGCCCGGCACGTTCGCCCGGCGCGCCCGGCGGAGAAACTGTGTCGCCCGCTCGCCCGACACTGCACGGGTCTCTAACTCCGACCAAAAATCGTCAACGGCCCACGACCGGATCGCATCCCGGCGGAGCTCCGACCGCAGTTCTTGCCAGTCGGTTTCGTCAAGAAGCCCGGTCGAGTACCCCGTTTCCGCGCACAGCATACGAAGGTCCCGGATCACACCCGGATCGGTCACATCCCCGCGCACGAGGACACCGTGAGAGTTGTATCCGCCATGTGTCCCGTGCACGCCCTCCACATCAGAGTGCCGCTCTAAAAAGACGCGCTGGTTCGACCGCTCCACCGTGCCGTGGTGGTAGGAGCCCCACGAGGCCCGATCCGGCGAAAAAAAGAGGTACCCGGGTTCGGTCTCCCGTGTCGGCACGTGAGAGAACCAGTAGTCGGTGATGCTGTCTGGATCCTTCAGATCGCCCATCGACACAGACTCACCCGAATTGGGACGGCGGTCTATATCATAGCTGGATAGATCACTGTCCGTGCGCCGCCGGATGCGGACCGCACGCCACCGCCCGCGGGGCGGGTCAAGGTCCCGCACGGACTGTTCTTCGGTTTGCGATTCGGTTGTTGATCGGTTCATCGGTTTCGGTTGACTTCGTTCATCGGTTCAGTGAGTCGGACGCCGAAAGCGGCGCCCGCACCGGGCGGTCGGCTATGCCAGCAACGGTAAACACTCCGTCAGCACAGCGGACCGCCCGAGACGGGCGTCGGATGGCCTACACGCGCATCAGGTTCGCCACGCGGTCTGGTTCCTCCCACCGGGTGCCGAACTTCGCGTTGTGGGCACGAAGGAGCTCCACACCCATCACCGTGTATGGAAACGGCACTCCCATCGCCCCATGCGCGTACGAATACACGAAGTGAGACGCCACGTGTGTATCACTGAGGGCGAGTTCCCGCACGGATTCGACAAAGCCCGCGGGGACCGCCGCATCATACGCCCGGTGCCCGCCCGACCGCGGTTCGATCTGTAGGCGCTCCGCTAGATACGCGTCAATGCTGAAACCGCCGTCGGGCGTGTCGTACGCCGTCGGTCCATTATCGCCGAACGGCGTGCGCCGTACCGACCGGATCCCCGCCGACACGCTCCGTTCATAACAGTCCCACAGGTTCTCCCCCGAGGCGCGCCCCTGGATCACACCCGGCACGTGACCGCTGTACTGACGTGCGTTCATCTCTGCCTCGTGGGCTGCCCCCTCTATCGTCTCCGCGCCCGGATCCTCGCCCGGACGGGCGCGAAGCGCCGCGGTCCGCCCGTTGTGGAATCCAACTTCTACCACGTGCGTAGCGGCGCCGCGCCCATTGTCGAAACCCTCCGTCCCACCGGTCCCGCGGCGCTCTGCAATGTGGAGCATTGCTTCATCCACGGTGCCCGCGAACATACCCGGACTGCGGTGGATCGTCGCGTTGGTGACCGCATCAATGGCCTCCGCCGTGATCGCTGCTGCACGCCTGTGCTGCTGAATGTCTTCTTTGATCGCTTCCATTGGTCTCATCGGTTTGGTTGTCGAAAAAAAACGAGAGTACCCGAACGGCGAACCGTTCGCGCCGTCCGCCCCGAACCTTTCGGTTCTATTCGGTTGGGGGCGGACGAAACGAACAGCCCGTCGCCTATGACCGGGCACCCTCCACGGCGTCAAGCACAACGAGCGCCGTGTCGCGCCCGCCGACCGCTCGGGCAAGGGGCGTGCCGTCCGCCCGGTCGTACACGTCGTACATCTGCCCGGTCAATCACGAGACGACCGTCGTCCCGGCGCTCCGTGTCTGGGGGCAAGTCGCTTAGGGCCTCATCACAACGCGCCCGGGCAGTGCTCACAGCCGACCGAATCTCATCCGGGTCAAAGTAACCGGTTCGCGTTTCGAGGGGCTGAAAATCAATCTCTGGAACCTCGACGCGGGCGTGAAATCGTGATTTCCCTTGCGCCTGCCCCAGATCAAAGCAGAGACGGTAGCCGTCAAGGTGGCGGTTCTGGTATACACACTTTACCCATGCCCATAGGTACAGCGTCCGGTCTGCCGGAACCGGATCCCCGCGGAGGCGCTCCGCTTCCGCTTCCTCTTCATCAGTGAGCGGCACGGCCCACGGCCTGCCCCGCTCAAAGAAGTCGTCCGCTACGGGGATGCGGAGGCCCTTCGCATCCTTGCGGGCGCGGTCGTCCGAAAGGGCCTCCCCAATGCTGTAGAGGATACCGCGGGTGCTAGCGCGGCCCACGCGGTCGGAAGTGCGGTCGTCGGTGCTAGAATGACTCATCGGTTCAGTGTTGGTTTGGTGAGAAAAAACAGGAAGCGTGCTACGTTGACCAACGGCGCGACCGGGCCTCGTGGCGCCGACGGCGCACGTTCAACGGATCGGCAGTCTCAATCCGCTCGACGGCCCGCCGGTAAACGTCGGCCTCCTTTTCGGCCAACCGCCGCTCATGAACCCGGTCGCGCTCGCGGTGATAGGGGAGAGAGTCCGTCATCAGTATAGGGGATCGATTTATGGAATATCGTGTGATATATCACGGGCTTCGGGGGGTGTAGTTCCGGTGTGCGTGTGAAGAATCATGCGTCGGGCAACCCAACCCACAAAATTTTTTGCGCCCGAAAACCTCTTAGTGTTACGGTTCTCTGCAGTATCGGCACGCATTCCCGTGGTATATGCCACTTTGTCACCAACCGTAACGCATTCACACGGGAACCAGGGGTTGTGTAATTTTTACCCGACCCGAAACCGGGACGCCGCCCCAACACGCGTGATTTCAGGTTCCGCAATCCCCGCCGGAACCACATTGACATTCCCCACTTGATTCCCGACCAGCGGGCCGTTACCTTCTCCGTCCGTTCTTCTCACAGGGACGCAGGCGTATGGCAACAGCAGCGACCATTTTCAGCGGCGGTGGCGGTGCAGACATCGGCTTATCGCAGGCGGGCTTGGGTGTGCGCTGGGGAATCGAGCAGGACGAGGCTGTCGCTCAGGTGGCCCGCGAGAACGGGTTACCCGTGCAGGTTGGGGACGTGACGGAGGTGGATCCGGGGTCGTATGAGGCGGTGGATGTGCTTCACGCCAGCCCGCCCTGTCCGAACTTTAGCGTAGCGAAGACGGCGGGTAAAGAGACGGAGGAGGATGTGTCGCTCGCCCGAGGGGCGGTTCGGTTTGTTCGGGGTGTTGAACCGAAGCTGTTCACGCTTGAGAACGTGTGGGGATACCGGAAGAGCGATAGCTGGCGACTCATTCGGGAGGTGCTTCAGGGGGAGGGGTATCGGTGGAACGCGTGGCGGCTCTGCGTAGCCAACTACGGGGTACCGCAGACGCGGAAGCGGATGATTGTTGCAGCGCGGAAGTGCGGGCCGCGACCGACGAGGCCGCCCGCCACGCACGCGGAGGAGCCAGGAGGAGGGGGGCTTTTTGGGGAGGGTCTGAGCGAGTGGGTTGGTTGGTACGAGGCGGTCCAGGACCTCATTCCGGGCCTTCCGGAGACGGAGCTGGCGGACTGGCAGAAGGATCGTCTTCCGGACGAGCTGGTGGAGACGACGATTGTTGACACGCAGCCGAATGCGCGGGGGCAGTGCCGTCGGGGGGCAGAGCCGACGAAGACGGTCGCGGCGGATCCGTCGGGGGGAGTGCCGCGGGCCGTTTTGGTCAGCAATATGAATACGGAGTGGGGCGATGGGATGCATGAGGGGGATGAGCCATCTCTTACAGTGACTGATCAACACGGAGGGCGTCTTCGGGCCATGTTGGGCCGCCGCGTCGTTCAGATGACGCCGCGCTGCCTGGCTCGCTTTCAGAGCTTCCCCGACTCCTACGAGCTGCCAGAGAGCAAGAGTCTCGCCTGCCGCATCATCGGCAACGCGGTCCCGCCGCTGGCGATGCGGAAGTGGATCCAGAACTGGACGAAACACCCGTGACATACCCCACGTAGTAAGAATCCACGTTCAAGTCATCCACTGACAGCCCGCTCGGACCCATGAAATCAGCGAAGAGGAAGCTCCAAGACGAGTATCTTGATGGTGTCCCCACCCCGCAGCCCGGGCAGGACATGCCGGATTATTCCCACGGCCTGAAGGTGCTTGCAGAGGCGATTGATGATGTCAGGCGGAGCCTGAAGGAGGAGATTAAGGCGCTTTTTGAGGAGGTGGAGGAGACGCCGAGCATGTCCCGGGTATCTGAGGAGCTGGTGAACTTGGAAGATCGAATCAGCTCGATTAAGGAGATCACTGAGGAGATGAGCGAGGAGAGTCTCGTGTCGGAGTGGTTGAGTGAGGTAGAGGAAGAGCTGGAGGCCCTGAAGCAGGGGGAATATGGCTATGGCGAGATGGTTGGATCCGCAGCCAAGATGGGGCAGCGGGTTGATCAAAACGCGCAGCGCCTCGATGAGGCGGAGGAGGCTCGTGAGCGACTTGAGGACAGTTTGGTCGACAAGGCCCGCTCCATAGAGTCCTGCGAACAGGGTATTGAGGCGCTCGGGCGGGTGATTGATGACTTCGGGGAGAGGCTCGGCGACCTTTTTGAGAGGCTGGAGGGATTGGAGGCCCGCGTTCAGGAGGAGGATTTCGGGCCAATCGGTTCGGAGTTGGGCCGCTTGTCGGAGGGGCAGGGGAAGCTGTCATCCCTGTTGGAAGAGCTTGAGTCCCGCATTGAGGACATGGAGGAGGGGATGGACATCCAAGATGAGGAGCGAGCGAGCATGACAGGGATGATTGAGCGTCTCCGCCGGAGGGTTACCCGCCTTGAGGAGGCTTGGTTGGCTGATCGGTCCGATGCGGAGGTGGTGGAGGGCGGAAGCAGCGAGGCGACTCAGGCGGAGGCGCCCGCTCGCCCGAAGTCTCCTTTCCAGGAATCTCCTCGCTCGGATTCTTCTTCTGAGCCGTCCTGGCACGACGGGCCGCCGGAGCCGGGCGTGTACATTCGGGCGCATGAGCGTGGGAAGCCGGAAGTGGCCCGCATTGTGGCCCCGGCGGCGCTCGACATTCCGGAGTCGGAGACGTTTTACGGCCCGATTCCGGAGAAGGAGGGGACGGGCCTCGAAACATACGTGTAGTTCCCCACGTGAAAGCGTGTCCGTCCGCAGGATCTTTCACCAGTGATCGGTGGCAAGGATGAGTAGCCCGATAGATGGCCTGCCTGATCGGTACATGGGCTACCTCCCGCCGGAGTCGGAGGTCCCCGAGGGCGCGCCCAAGGAGGAGGCCGACGCGTACCGTGCGGTGAGGGCGATCATTCGGTGGGCGCAGGAGAACACCTCTGAGTCAGATGAGGTGATCGCCCGGAAGGTGATGAATGCCGTGCGGATGGGCGAGCTTGCATCGAATATGGACTTCCCTGAATCCGTCGGCTTTTTCCCAAACTAACGGTGATCGGTTTTATGAGCGAGTCAGGAGCAGAGCCAGAGCCGGATTGGATGGAGGTCAAGCCCGGGCGGCTCTCAGTGTCAGGCCGGTCGCTTGTTGACGAGGAGGAGGTCGTCGTGGCCGAGGTGAACGGGCTGGCCTATCCGGAGGGCGTCCTCACAGAGATCGCGTGGCGGTACAACAAGTATCCGGGCCTAAAGAGCACCCGGAGTGATCTCCGAGAGGCGATCTCTGATGCCTGCTTCGCGCTGAATCACGGCAATACTGATCGTGCGAAAGGGTACCTGCTATTCGCCCTCGGCGAACGAAAACGGCCATCTGATGAGCAGCAGTTGCGGGAGGCGCTCACCACACGTCGCTCCCACGACCGCATCTCCGGCACGGGCATCCTGCGGAGGGCAGCCGAGCAGGTGGATTCTCAGGCCCTGGCCCGAGACCTGATGTCGATGGCGTCGGATGTCGACGCCGCCCTGAACGGCAGCTCCGCTAACGACAGCCCCGCCAGCGATGAGTGACCCGCTCTACCAGGTTGTCCACTACCTGAATAGCAATCTCACGGATCTCGGCGTGAAGCTGAAGGTGGGCATGGAGACGACTGTGCGGACAACCGTCATTATCGGCCCCCTAGAGCATGAAACGGATCTGCATGTGCGCATCACTGAGGAAGGGTGGGAGCTGGCCGGTCCGGAGGCTCAGGTCCAGCGCATCGAAGAGGAGATCCGAGACCGGCTCGCCGTCCGGCCCCGATTGAGGAGCCGATTTCTGGAGCCGGTCTCGGATCTCCTCATCGCAACAGCATGAAATTCGGTAAAATCTACCACATACCCATGTCAAAACTCTCCGACAAAGGCGACCTGACCGGCCTGGCCGAAGACCTTGAGGCAGTGTTCGAGGAGCACAGGTTTTCGGATGTAGCCCTCGGGGTCGCGTTCACCTTGCCCGAGAATCGGCGCAAGGCCCATTGGGTCACCAACGTGTCAAGGGAGCAGGTCATCCAGCTCTTCGCGGGGACTGCCCAGAAGATGCAGTCCGAGGTGAACTGATCCTACCCAGGGCAACCCTTCATGAGGCTCCAAAGAGCGACAGCTACGAAGAAACAGATAGAGCACCCACTTGCAGAGCATCTACTTACGAATAGCACCCTTCACTACCCACTCATAAGGCGCAACAGACGCTATGAGCAGGCAAAAGAAGCTCCCGAAAGTTCTCTCCAATGAGGAGACGGACTCTCTCTTTCAGCAACCGAACCGGCGCTACTTCAGCCCGCACCGCGATTACCTGATGATGCGGGTCATGCTGATGGCCGGGCTGCGGGCCGAGGAGGTGACGACGCTTCGGCCCGAGCACGTAGACCTTCAGACCGGCAAGACGAATGTCGTGGAGGGCAAGGGCGCGAAGGACCGCAACGTGTGGCTCTCCGATGGGGTCTTGTCGGAGCTGCGGGAGTGGCGGGCGCGGCGGGCAAATGCGGATCTCGGGTCGCAGTCCGCCGCCCCCCTCTTCCCGACGCAGAACGGGACGGCGGTCGCGACCTCTCACCTGCGGCGTTCGGTAAGCCGGTACGCCAGCGATGCTGAGATCCGCGGGGTCTCCCGCGTGAGTCCGCACACGCTCAGGCACACCTTCGCCACGCGCCTCTACAAGCAAACCGGCGACATTCGGCTGGTCCAGAAGGCGCTCGGGCACTCCGACGTGTCGACGACGATGATCTACACCCACATCGTTGACGACGACTTGTCCAGCGCGATGCGGAGCCTGTAGGGGGACCCCCCTCGTAGACCTGTCGCTCAGAACCGCGCCCCTCATGACTATTGCAGACCACACTGTCCAGTATTGTAAGGAGCATGATCTCCCGGGCGTATCTGCGGGCGATCTCGGTGTCATCGGCGACATCGCCGAGCGCTCAGGTGTCGCGGAGCGGAATACCATGAATCCGCACCCCCTGAATCGGCGTGACAACGTGCTCGCAGGGCTAGAGCGAGATGAGCGGTTTGAGAAGCATTACTACCGTGGTCACGATTCGAGAGGCAGGACCCGCACGCTCCGCAGATTCATGCTCAGAGAGTGAGCGAGGCATCTTCTTTCGACTCAACAATCCCCTTCAACGCGATGGCAGATTCCGACCAGAGTCCTTCTGGAAATGCAGCCCAGGGTTCTTCCGGCGCTGAGGAGAAGTATGACTGGCCTGTGCGAAGCCGATTCCAAAAGAAGTATCTCCCCTACGGGGTGCGGATCTGCGATGAGACCCTGAATGAGATCCGCGTGTTCAAAGACTGCAAGGTAGTGACTGCTGCTGAAAACGGGAGGAAGGCCGTAGTTATAGAAACCCGTGAGGGAAAGCTTCGAGCGAGGTACGGAGACTGGATCATGGAGGACTCAGAGGGCAGCCACTACCCCATCGCGCACGAAGAGCTTCGGAAGACATATGAGCCGGTAGATGACGACCGGCTGAGAGCGCCTAACCAGTCATCTACTTCCGAAACCAACCGACAGGTTGATATGCCGACTAAAGAGGACGCATCGCGCTTTAGCGGTGAGGTGGCCGAGAGGCTCTCCGATCACCATGAGGAAATCGACGTGATCGCCCCGTCCAATGAGTTTCAGGGGACGCGCCAGGGGTTCTGGACGGTCCGCCTATCGAGCTTCGAGATCCGCTCAGAGCTGGAGTTTGCGGTCTGGCCCTGCCGCAAAGAGGACCGGTATCACCTGGGCGTTCGCCTGTTTGGGCAAGGAATTCAGGTGTGCCCGAACGGCCTGTTTGGTCACTCGCGCCAACTCAATTCCCTTCACACGAGTCCCGGCACGGCCTATCACCGTCTCATGGGACTCTTGAACGCGCAGGCGATCGCTCTGGGCGCTGAGGCTGAGGCTCCGGATTCTTCTGATCAGGGCGCGGATGCCGTTTCTGAGGACTGGATTACCTGAGCAGGTTCGAAACCGACAGGTTCAAATGCGACAGACGCGGCTTTTTGACGGGAAGGCAAACAGGGATCCCCGGATCTCGTACCTGAAAGAGGCGGCGCGCGTTGCCGCCGAAGGCTACTGGAACCACGCCCTCACCGCTTTTGACCGGCGCCCGGTTGAGGTCCAAGGCGAAAAGGTGAGTGACCTCTTGGGGGCTGAGTGCGAGCGGTGCGGGGCCTACGTGCACGTGCGTCCGGAGGCGAAAGGCGGGCAGCCCAGCCTGCCACCGATCGAAGGACCCGCCGTCTCCACAAAGTGTGATAAAGCCCCTGAGTGAAATGAAACAGAAAGTTGCCATCGCTCGCGCGAAGCAGGTCCTCGCCCCCGAGATCAAAGGGCACTGCCCCACGGAGATCCCCATTCACCTGAGTGCCTCGGAGGATCCGACCGAGGTGATCGGATGGCTCGTCGGACAGGCGTACGTGAATTACCTCACTGATGACGGCCTCTCCGAGGGAAAGGCCAAAGAAATCGTTGCTGATCTCGCCAGCAGCAGCACTGTCAGCCTGGATGTGATCGTGCCGAAGGAGGCGACAGCTTCCGAATCGACAGATTCAGGACTGAAAGGTCCACAATCGACAGATTCGGAACCGACAGCGTAAGAACCAACAGGGTCATAAGCGAAAGCTCAAGATGGATCCCTTTGAGACCCCTCAAGACGAGACCCCGCCCCGCATCATCGAGGGGCGCGATTACTTCGACGAGACCGACGGGGCCAAAGAGCGGGCCGCCTGGTGCCACTGTCCGTACTGCCTGCGCCCGTTTTCCATCTCGCGCTGGCAGTACAAGGGGATCGTGCACATGGATTGCCGCTGGACAGATTGCAATTACAGCTTTCAGGGCGACCTCCGGGAGTTCGACACCGAGGCCCGCGACAAGCCGCTTTACGAGTGAGCTGAAACAGGCGTGAGCTTTCCCACGTAGTAATAACAGGAACTGCTTGTCATGTCCCTTGAGAAGCTCAAAGAGAGGGTCCTTACCGTCACGCAGGCCGCGCAGGAAAAGGGCTGTGAGCGGAAAACGATCCGCCGAGCCGTGTATCGGGGCGACCTGACCCGGTTTGAACTCGGCGTCCCGCAGCGCGTCCTCATTCTCCGCGATAAGCGCTACAAGGAGTGGGAGCCGGACCCAGTCCCATTTCAGTTTCGATCCTTGGACGAGATTCGGGCGGAGGAAAGTGATACGACAGAAAACGGCTCAACCGAAGACGACTCAACTGAAGACGATTGAGCAACCCGCCGATTCCCGCCGCACATTCGCGCAGCAGACGGAGCAGAAATGTTTTTTGCACAGGCTAACCATGAGAAACAGGCCGCCGAGGCGCTGAACAGGTCCCTCGCCGAGCACGAGCCGCGGTCCGTCTTTCTGCTTTTCAGCGGCGGACACGACTCGCTCGTATCCACCCACTTCTCGAACCTGTTTCTGCGGTCGAAGGGGCTGGATCCGACCGTCCTGCATATTGACACGACGATCAGCGTCCCCGAAAATGAGCAGTTCGTCCGGCAGACGGCCCGCGACCTGAAGTGGGCACTGCGGATCATCCGTAATGAGGAGCATGACGGCAAATCCTACGAGGAGTGGGTCCTCGATGAGGGCTTCCCGACCCCGTTGGACCACGTGTTCGTCTACGCCCACCTGAAGCGGGAGGCCATCCGCCAAGTCGTGCGCGAAGAGAAAGAGGAGCGCTCAGATCGGGTCCTATTCGTCACCGGCGTCTACGCGGGGGAGTCCGGTCGCCGGGCCGGGTTCCACGAACCAGAGAAGCGGGTCGGCGCTCAGGTGTGGGTCAACCCCTGCTTCGACTGGTCCGAGTCTCAAATGGCTGAGTATCGCCGCCGCCATCACTTGCCGACAAATGAGCTCGCTGCCGAGTACGGAACCTCGCCGGAGTGCCTCTGCGGAGCGTTCGCGCACCCTGGTGACCTGGAGGCTGTTGAGCACATCTGCCCGGCCCTGGCCGCAAAAATTCGGAAGCTCGATGAGATGACGACAGGGCGGGGGTATCCCTGGAGCTGGGACCACGATGAGATTCCCCAGCGCTGGAAACAGGAAAAAGAAGGTCAGAAGTCCCTTTTCGAGCCTCTTTGCACAGACTGTGGATAACTGCTATGCCCACCCGCTGTATTCGGTGCAACAGACCGCTTTCCGATCCTCGCTCTATCGCCCGAGGCATGGGGCCGGTGTGCGCCCGAAAGTCCGGCTTCACCGGCGAGAAGACCTCCAGGGAGATGCGAGACTTCCACGACGCCCGCGTGTGGGAGGACGTTACCCTCCAGGACGCCCTCGTGCTAGAGCGGGAGCCCCGCTCTGAGAAGATGGACCTGGCGAAGACCAACGTGCCGCACTTGGTCGTGCACCACTCCCCGACCGGCTTTGAGTGGGGGTACTCCGGGTCCGGGCCCGCCGACCTGGCGCTCAACGTCGTGCACTTCTTTGTCGAGGAGATGGACCTGGCCGAAGAGACGCAGGAGAGAGTGGTTGAGTGCCGTGAAGGAGAGGTTTCCCAGCTCGCCTGGGACCTGCACATCCCGTTCAAGGAGGAGGTGATCGCCAATATCAGTGAGGATGGGGGCCGCCTCACCCCGACGCGGATCCGGGACTGGATCATGGAAGCCGCTGAGAATCGGTTCCATGACTCCGGCCCACAAGACACCCAAGTACAGTAAACCCGATGAGCACGCTTCAAGAAGCGCTCCACAAAGGCAAAACGGCTCTCCGCGAGGCCATCGGTGAGCATGAGCCGAACCAGGTGTTCGCGGCCTTCTCCGGCGGGACCGACTCGCTGGTTGCGGCCCACGCCCTGCATAAGGCGCGGCTCGGCTGTATTGGAACGCCGGTGGCCGCGCTCCACATCAACACCGGCATCGGGATGCAGCGCACCCGAAAGTACGTGCGCAGCACCTGCGATCGGATGGGGTGGGACTTGGTTGAAGAGAAGGCCACCGACAACGGCCACCGCTATGAGGACCTGGTGCGGGGGAAGCAAAAGGGTGTGCCGGGCGGCTTTCCAGGCCCGCCCCTGCACCCGCTCTACTACCGCTACCTCAAGGAGCGCCAGATTGAGCAGGTCCACCGCGATTATAAGGGGGGGCGGGGCGGCAAGATTATGCTCGTCACCGGCATCCGGGCCGACGAGAGCCGCGTGCGGGCCGGATACGAGAACGGGTGGATCTCCCATCACAATGGCGTCGTCTGGGTCAACCTGATCTACGACGTGACCGCCAGCCAGAAGCAAACCTACATCGACACCTTCGGCCTGGAGACCAACCCCGTCTCCGACGTGTTCGGAATGAGCGGGGAATGCCTCTGTGGGTGCTTCGACGAGAACGGCGGTCGGCTGACCGAACTGAAAGCCTGCTGCAAGCGTTTTGATGAGATGGAGACCTACCGGCGCATCACGGGCCTTCAAGACGAGGTCTCCGATCGATACCCGTGGCGATGGGACGAGCGGAAGCCCGGCTGGGCCAAGCAGGCCGAAGAGGGGCAGCTTGCGTTTGAGGGCCTTCCCGGCGCAGAGAAAAATAACCGCCTCGCTCACATGTGCGTCGGGTGCGGGAAGTCAGGGACCGCGTAACCGATTCATATTCAGAGCCAACAGCTCGTATGGGCGGATCAAATACGGAAGTCATCGTCAAGTACGTCGACTCGGAGACGGGCGAGAAGGTACCGAGAGATAAGGTCTCCGAAAAGGTGCGCCGCCTGGCCCCGGACTACCGCAAGGATGCCGTGCCGGACCTTGGGCCAGAAGACGACTTCGACTGCGACGAGCTTGCGGAGAAGTATGGCATCTGTGGGGCAGAGACGAGCGATGGCACCCCCTGCATGTTTCGAGCCGGAAGGGACACAGACCACTTCGGCTTTGGGCGCTGTTTCCGCCACGATAGTGACAGCACACTGACGAAAGGGCGGTACTCGAAACTCCGCGGGAAGATCGCGGACCGATACCACCGCCACAAGAAGGGCAAAAACCCCTTGGACATCACCGACGAGATCGCCGCGATGCGCGCGCTCTTTGAGACGTTTATCAACGATTACGACCAGATCCGCGAGGACCTGCGCGCGTGGAACGAAGCGGAGCGAGAGGAAAGCAGCGCTGGGATTAGCCGCCCTCGCCGCCTGCCCGCCCTCCGGGACGGCTTCGAGATGCTTCAGGGCCTCTCGAAGGTGGCCCAGCGCCAACAGCAGATCGACATGGAGGATGCAGTCTCACGCCGCGAACTCAGAAGAGTCCTCCAGGAGTTTGCCCGCGTGGTCGAGCAGGAGATCCCCAAAGACATTCCCGAGGACTTAGATGGAGACGAGCTGATCCGCCGCATCAAGGACGGCTGGAACAAGATCCACATTTACTGACAGCAGGTCCATGAAGCGACAGCTTCGAAACCGACAGGTTCTGACCCGTGCCTGAGCAGTGGCAGTACCACATCACGACCGCCGACGAGGAGCGCGCCCTGAAGGAGGCGCGGCGCCGGTGCGATCACAAGACGCGCCGCTCGGTGCCCTCGAACAAGGTCGACACCGAAGCGAGCGAGCTGGAGGTGCACGTTCGAGGGGTGTACGGGGAGATCGCGTTTGCCAACCTGTTCGATGTCGGCCTCGACACGAAGGCGCGCATTAACGGGGACGGCGGGATCGACTTCCAGTTTACCTCCGGCCTCACCATCGACGTGAAGACCCGCTCGCAGCCGGGCCGCGACCTGGCCCTCTTCTCCCCGACCCTGCCGGGGCGCTCGGCGCACGTGTTCGTCCTCTGCTGGCGCATCACGCGCCGCACGTACCAGCTCGCCGGATGGACGACCCCCGTCGGCTTCCTCTTTGACGGGCGCGTGGAGCGCTTCCCACAGATGGGCGAGCGCCTCCTCGCTCAGCCGCAGGACCTGATGCCCCTCTCCGCCCTGAAACAACTCCGAACCGAGTGGCATTCCTCACTTGACTAACCCCTGACTTTTGACATGTCTGATCAACCCGACATTGACGTTTCCCCAGGCACGAAGGTGGAGAAGGGCGGGCACCGCTGGGTCTACTGTCGAAAGAATTTCCTCTCCAGTGACCTTCCGCTCCAGCACATGGTCGTATCGACCGTAGATGGGAGCGTGCAGATCATCTATCCTCAAATGCACGGGTCGGTCTCGAAGGCCCTCCGCGAGAATGGGTTCTCCCTTCCAAAAGCGACATCACCGCCTAGTTAAAAGTTCAGAGGAACCCCTCCACAAGAACCCCTCCAGGATGGCCCGCAGAAATCTCGAAGACGTGCCCTGGGACATCGTGTGCCGCCTTTACCGATCCGGCTACACCGGACCCCGGCTGGCAAAGCTGGTTGGGTGCCCGCCCAAAACGATCTACCGAAAGCTGCGGGAGCGGGGCATCAAGATCCGGAAGCAAGGCAAAAAACCAAACCCGTAACTGAGAGAGACTCCTGACGGATGGACCTTGAAGAGTTCAACACGAAGTTCGGCGCGAGCGAGGAGGAGGTTCATAAGCAACTGGTCGAATACCTCGACCACGCGGTAGAGGAGGCCGCGCTCCTCTTCCACCCGGCCAACGGCGGCCTCATGCCAATGGGTACCGCCGGGAAGCTCAAGGGGATGGGATTAAGACAGGGCGTGCCCGACCTGCTGCTCGCGCTCCCGAAGGCGGACAAGCATGGCCTCTTCGTCGAGCTGAAGACGAAGGAGGGCCGCCTCCGGGGGAAGCAGGTGTGGTGGCTCTACCACCTCCGGCGTCAAGGCTTTGGGGCGATCTGCTGCCGCGGCTTCGAGGACGCCCGGACCCGCATTACCGCCTACATGGGCGGCAACTACAGCGAGCACCCCCTCCCTACCGAGCGCATCAAAAAGCCCGATCACGTCTGATGGACAAGCAGAGCAACGGACACCCGGAGCCGCCGACCGACGAGTATCCGCCCGACCCGCCGGAGGTGTGCCGCTACTGCCGCAGCCCTGTGAGCCTCGTCAGCGCAGAGGAGGTCTATCCGGGCATGGGGCTGGAGGCAAAACTCTACTTCTGCGAGGGATGCGGCGCTCGGGTCGGCGTGCACGAGGGGACCGACGACCCCGTTGGCTACCTGGCCGACGCGGAGCTCAGGCGGTGGCGGCGCGTCCTGCACGAGGCGCTGAGGGAGCTCCGAAAGCCGCGCTTCTACCAAAAATCGGTGCACGGACTCATTCGAGAGGCCCTCGGCGTGCCTAGGGAGCGCGCCCGCGTGGCGATGCTCTCGATCGGGGAGGTCAAGAACATGATCGTGTGGCTGATGCGACAGGGACCCGAAATCTCATGAGCGCCAACCCTATCTCTGATGGCGCAGTGGATATATTTCCTGTCTTTACCTCCGCTGTCAACCGGAATCAGGACAAAGGACCCGGGAGGGCTGTGCACCTTGGAACGGAGGAGAGGTGGACGCTCTGCGGCATGGACAAGGTGCACCCGCACCTGCTCTGGAATTCTAGCTACCCGATCCACGATCTTGAGGGGTTCCTCTCCGCGGACCCCGATGATGTGCTCTGCAGGACGTGCAGGTCGATTGCGCGCTCCCTCATAAATGGAAACTGAATCACCCCACCCCACTGAGACATGCGAGACCGGCACATCCACGAACCCTGGCAGGGCGAATCAGGCCGCTGCAATCACTGCGGCACGGTCATCTCGACGGTGAAGCAATACTGCGACCCATGCGCCCCGGACCGAAGTGTCTGCGCGCAGTGCGGGACGCCGATGAGCAAGAACCGGCGGCCACCAGTGTGTGAAGGATGCCTCAGCGAAGAGCAGCGTTGATTTTCCTCAGCAAACACCCACTGAGCGATGAGCGCAGTAGAAGAGTTTCCTGAGACCGTCCCCCTGAAGCCTAAGAGCGAGTTTGGCCCCGAGTGCCCCGTCGGCTTCTACGAAGGCGTGGGGCGCATGGCGTACCTCCGTCACCCCGCCCTCTCGCGGAGCGCGGTGGCGGCAGGCGCGAGGTACTCCATCGCCCACGCCTGGCACGAGTGGAAGTCCGACCCAGAGGAGGAGATGACCGCGGCCCAGAAGTTTGGGAACGCCTTCCACCTGCTCACGCTGGAGCCAGAGCTTTTCCGCGCCCGCTACGATCGGGCGGCAGACCGGTGCCAGGGCACCCTCGCCTCCGGCGAGCAATGCTCCTACAGCCCTAAGGAGCGCTACGACGGGGACTGGTACTGCGGCACCCACGCGCCCTCGGAGAAGGCGCCCGACGCCATCGAGACGCTCACGGCAGGCCAGTTTGAGGCATGCCACGAGATGACCAAATCCGCCGAGACGCACCCCGAGTCGAGCGCCCTGCTGAATCGGCAGCCCGGCCTTGAGGAGGTGACGATGATCTGGGTAAACCCGGAGACCGGCCTGCGGTGCAAGGCCCGCATCGACCGCCTGATTGATAACGGGTTCGGAGACGAGGTCAAACCCGCCCTCGTAGACCTGAAGACGACCGACTCCGCCCACGCGGAGGACTTCCGACGTAAGATCGGGCGGTACGGCTACTGGGCACAGGGGGCCTTCTACACGATGGGCTTCAACACGCTTGCGGCCCAGGTCTACGGCGTGCCCCCCATCCAGGAGCCGTTCCTCTTCTCGGTCGTAGAGAAGAGCGCGCCGCATGCCTGCCAGGTCTACGCCCTCAGCAGTCGGGTCCGCGAGCAAGGCACCGAGCGCGTCTTGGAGGTGATGAGCAAGCTGGCTGAGCATGAGACCGATAAGGCTCCTGCCCCAGAGCGCAGCTACAGCCCGAAGGTCGAGATGATTGGCCTCAGCCGATGGCAGAAGGAGCGCCTGCTTGGAAAAGAGGCGACGGAAGGGCCGCTCTGATCTGGACCCCAGGGCTTTTTATTTATCAGTCCCACCTGTAGGTTTATCTTCTGCTCTCCTCCCCAAAAAGTAACAGACCCCATGCTCAATCAGCCCGCAAACAAACACTACACCGAAGTCAGCTACGCGGAATCCTCCCAGAAGACGACGATCCAGTCCGAGTCGGAGACCTCCGGCCCCGAGCGGGACGAGCATAAGGTGAAGACGCCCGCCCTCCCCCATCCGGACCTGCACGAGGTGCTTCAGGCGCTTGCGCCCTGGTTCTGCGATGTGCTGGAGTTCGGAGAGGGGTGGCTGGGCGACTGGACCGTCATCGGCGTCAAGCTCAAATATTCCGGCGGCGTGCCGGAGCTGGCCGTGACCGCGAAGCGAGAGATCCACACTGGCGACACCGTCTCCCATACGACCCCCTACCTCCCACCGAGCGGAAAGGCCCCCGCGGTGCTGGAGGCCCTCTTCGAGGAGGCGGAGAAGCACCTCTCCGGCAAGCGCGCTCAGGGGGACCTCTTCATGAAGTCCGATGGGGAGGATTCCCTCAAGGATGTCGCTTGACCTGTAGCCCCCCCTATTCTTCTGAATAAGGCCCCACCTTCAGGCTGACACTTTTCTATGAGAGACGTATTCGGCCAGCAGGTCGTCAAAAACGTATCCTCCCAAATTAACATCGCGTCCTCCAACCCGTACAACGCGGAGCGGTGGCGGCTCTCGGTAGATGGAACCACGGCGTTTCCACAATACGACGCGGTCCCGCAGTACAACCATGATGGAAAGCGCCATCGGCTGGAGCCGGGTGCCGGGGAGACCGTTCGGCTGCGGACAGCAGAACGCCCGAAATACGTGGTCGAGTTCGAGTCTGCCGCCACGATGTCGTGGGCGGCCAATAAGGACGCCTCCGGCCTCACGGGAGACGACCGAATCCGCATCGGACGCTTCGACGGCTCCGACGGATGGGCGATGGAATTCAACGCGGGGCACAGTGAGGAGGAATGTGACCTCCTGGTCATGCGTGGGGGGAGCGTGGTCCGGCGTAAAATCGACAGGTATATCCCGGCAACGCTTTCGGACTTTATTCGCATTCTTCAGAAGGGAGCGTGGTACGACGCCACCCGACATGAATGGGACATCTCCCTCGTGCGGCGCGAACGGCAGGTCAATGCGGAGGTCGGCACGGTCGGCATGGCCGGAGAGGGGCCAACAACACCGAATCTGCCGATCATGTACGAGGTCCGGGCTGACTCTTTAACGTCGGATCTGGTGCTAAAAGCCGGGTCGGTATCGCTTGCCCAATACGGGAGGCCCTCAAATATCGTCCGGGTGAAAGAGCACGCGTTTCAGAGCACCCTCTCAACCGCAGGCGATTTTGAGCCGCTATACGCGATCCGGAAGGCCCCCTCCTACCGGGACGTAGAAGCACAGATCCTGCGGACGGAGATTTTAAAATACGGAACTGATGAGCTTTTTGAGGTCGCCGTCCAGGCATTTCGGAGCTCAAAAGTGAGCTTCGACGGCACCGGTTCATGGGGGGTGCCCCCGGAGTGGTCCAGCAGGAACAACATCTTAGAGACTCGGAGCGACGTAGATCAAATTGCAGATCAAGACGGAAATCTTGCCGTTACGCCCTCAAATCCGGGCGGCTACCAGCTTGGGTATCACACTTCACTCGGGGATCTGGGAAGTGATAAGGGCCAGCCGTCCGAGTCGCAGACGGAAAAGGCGTTTCTCCACGAAGATGATGTGGCGATCGTCCTCGGGAGGGTCGTGTCCAGTGGCTCCCCGTCCGACGCGACGATCTACACGAAGTGGTCGCAAGGGTGGTAGTTCGCAGTCGTTTATAACTGATCTCCCAGAATAAAAAAACGCCAGGCCAGAGGCGGAGCAAGCCGCCTCGGACCTGGCGCAGGTCACCCACTGAGGGCGCAACAGACGTACGAGGTCCTATCCCCCCTGCCCGAGCGGTGTTCCGAACCCACTTACCCGGAAGATTCCCCTATGGACACGGTCGGCGATCTTTTGGAGACAGATCCCCGCGCGGCCCCGAGAAAGGGTGCTCTTGGGCACGGCCCCGAGAACCCCGCCGGGGACGTGCTCGAAAAGCGCCTCTCCGGCGAGGAGTCGCTTCTGGCCCTCCAGCGAAAGGGTAAGATTGCCGACTGGATGGAGGAGGCGTTCGACACGACGCTCGTGCCGCCGATCCGGCGTATGATTCGATCGGTGATGGAGTATGAAGATACTGTTGTGTTGTCGGCTAACAGTATCGGTAAGACGTTCACGGCAGCTCGGCTCGCCCTCACCCTCTTCAAGTGGCTGACCGAAGACGCGGACATCAAGGACGTGGAGGTGTTCACGTCCGCGGCCCCGCCGGAGGACAACTTAGAGCGCCTTCTCTGGGGAGAGATTTACGCAGGGCTCGATGAGGCCGACGACCTCGGGCAGGGGTGGAAGATCAACTCGATGCACATCGAGGCCGGGCCAAACTCCTACATCACTGGCGTTACCATCCCGAGGTCGGAGCGCCCGGAGGAGATGGAATCCAGGTTCAGCGGGAAGCACGCCGACGCGCTCTTTTTCATCTTCGACGAGGGGGACGCGATCCCGCGCCCGGTGTACAAGGGCGCGGAAAGCTGCATGTCGGGCGGGTCGATCACGAAGATGCTGACGCTTCTCAACCCGCGCAGCCCGTCGGGACCTGTTTACGAGAAGGTGCGGAACGGGGAGTGCAACGTGGTTCGCATGTCGGCCTTCGAGCACCCGAACGTGAAGACGGGGACGCAGAAGATCCCCGGCGCCGTCACCCGGGAGAAGACGGTCCGCCGCATCGCGGACTGGTCGCGCCGCCTTGCAGAAAATGAGGAGGAGCCCGACGATCGGGTCACCTTCACGGTCCCGGATTTCCTCGTCGGCGAGACGGCCCGCCGCAAGGACGGCTCGACGGCAGGGCCACTTCCGCCCGGCATCCGGGTCGTGACGAACCCGAGCCTGTGCCACATGGTGCTCGCCAAGTACCCGAAGACGAGCTCGTACAAGCTCATCTCCGAATCCTGGGTGGAGGCTGCCGTCGACCGCTGGGAGGCTCACATCGACACCCATGGAGCGGAGGTGCCGGACGGGGCCATCATGGGCTACGACGTAGCGTCGGTCGGGGTGGACAAAAACGTGCTCTGCTTCCGAAAGGAAAACTTCGTGGGCCACTTCGACTGCAAGTGGGGCGGGGTCGACTCGGACGTAGGGGCCGACAAGGCGGCGATGTTCTACCAGGAGAAAGGCGCCAAAAGAGCAAAGGTGGACACGACCGGCGTTGGGGACGGGGTCCCCCGCAAGATGCGCAAGAAGGGAGCCAGCCACACCGACGGGGTGAAGGTGTCGGAGGCCCCGACCACCCAAGTCGCGGAGGGGGAGTTCCACCGGCTGCGCGACCAGCTTTACTGGAAGGTGCGCGAGTGGCTGAGGCCGACCGACGAAGAGCCGTCGGAGGCGATGCTCCCACCGAACGACCAGCTCAAGCGCCAGCTCACGACGCCCACCTGGTCGCAGACGAAGAAGGGGGAGATCCGGGTTATGTCCAAAGATGAGATGCGGGCGGAGATGAGCGGGGACTCCCCGGATGAATTTGACGCGCTCGCCTTGACGTTTGCCCCGGAGAACCCATATACAGAGACCGCCCGTTGGAGCGACGACGAATTCGAGCCGCGCCTCTGAAAGACACCGATCCCAATGTTTAACCGACTGTGGACGGGCCTGAAGGCCGCAGGCCACGCGTTCAAAACGACCGTTCGTACCTTCAACCTGTCCAGCTCACGCGGCTTCTGGTCTGGCTTCAAGGCCGAGTGGACTAACGCGACGTACCGCAACATCGCCCAGATGGCGATCCGCAACCCCACTGTGCACAGGGGGGTGAACGAGATCAAAAACCGGGTTCAGTCGGTCTTTAAGCACGTCCAGCCCGTCCGGGACACGGAGGGCGGGGGCGTAACGGAGGTCGATGACCACCCCGTCTTGCGCCTCCTTGATCAGCCCAACTCGCGCAACCCGTTCAGCTACCTGCTGGCCGGGATGACGTGGCAGTGGTGGGCCGCAGGCGAATTCTTCCTGCGCGCATGGAGCCCGTCGACGGGGCCAAGCCGCCGCCAGTACCCGCGCCGACTCCAGCTCTTTCGGGCGAGCGACTTTGCCGGGTTCGAGTTTGACCCGCAGAGCGGCTTTCCGGAGGGCTATCACTTGAGGCTGCCGAACGACAAGACCGAGCTCTTTGGAAGAGACGAGATCATCCACGCCCGCAACTACAACCCGCTCCCCCGGCATCGCTTTCGGGGGCTGCCCATCTTGATTGGCGTCCTGCGCAAGCTCGATCTCCAGCAGGCGCAGGACAAGTGGAACAAGTCTGTGAGTTCCTCCGGCGGACGGGCGCCGTTTTTCTTGATGCCGAAGGGCCTGGAGCCCGGCGACTTCCTCTCAGAGGAGAAGCGGGACCAGACGCAGGAGAAGATCGAGAAGCAGTACGAGGGGGCGGCCACCGACTCGATGCCGTGGGTCCTGAGCGGTATGTTTGAGGTGATCGAGTCGGCCCACACGCCGGAGGAGGCCCGCATTCGGGAGGGGTACGACCAGGACACGAAGGAGCTTGCGAAGGGGATGGGCCTCTCGCCGGTCCTGCTCGGCTCGACCGACGGGGCCACCTACGACAACCTCGAAACCAGCGAGTACCAGGCGTACCGGGGCGTCGTGCTCCCCTTCGTGGACCGCATCCTGGATGAGCTGAACCGGCACATCATGCCCCGCTTCGCCAATGCGCGGGACCGATGGGACGACGTGTACCTGCACTACAATCGCCGCTCGATCAACGCGCTCGATGTGGCGATGAAAAACAAGGTGGAGGCGCTCTCAAAATTGGTCAGCTCCGGCACCATTAGCCGGGATGAAGCCCGCTCAGAGACGGGCTGGCCCGAGCGGGGCGGCGATGCGGGGACGCTCTACGCCCCCGGCAACATGATCGCCATCGATCAGGCCGGGAGCAGGGAGGTCGGCTCCCCGGAGCGCCCCGAGCTGACGCCCGAGATGGACGACCTCATGGGGCGCTGGGCCAACATGTCTTCAGGAGCCGTCGAGAAGGAGATCGACGAGTTGTTCAGCTTCGAGAGCAACGGTCACGCCTAGCGCTGACCAGCCAGAGGACAATGATTGTCATAGATACCAAAGACGGAGAGCCAACCAACCCGGTTCGCACCGCTGGCGGCCACCAGGCCGCCCACGTGCTTTCCGACAAGCCGGGAGAGGCAGGGAGCAGGGAACTGATCAACTTCGCCGCAGAGATCGGTCTCCTTCAAAGGCACGTCCAGGAGCCGGGCACGCCCAGAGAGCATCTGGATGTGTGGGGAACTAAACTCGACGCCGCCCTTGAGGCAGGAGCGGAAGAGGTAGGGATGCGTGGGGTGGTAGACGTGATGCAGAAGAAGAGAGAGCCGCATAACTGACTTCAACGATGCCACACACGTGCGCTCAGCCGGACATGTCGGGCAGGCAGGACACGAGGGCCTTGAAGGTGGGCCTGGCTCATGTCGCCAAAGAGCGCCTCTCCCACGTAAGGAACTCTTGGGATCCGAAGGCCAATCAGTATCCACACGGCACGCGGCGGCCTCGCGAGGAGGTGCTCCGCGACGACTGGGCAATGACGCACCGCGTGAAGGCGGCGGCCCGACAGGAGCTGCGCTCGACGCTCCGCTCGATCTGGCAGGAGCAGGGCAACCTGATCGTGCGGCGCCTGCGCGAGGTGCAGCGGTCCGGGCGCGCCACGCGGGCGATGTACGGGGCCTGGCAGTCTGCGGTAACGTCCAAAGAGGACCCCAACCAGGCGATCCACCGCCTCATCATCCAGCGCCTGATCGAGTGGGAGAGCTGGAAGGAGCGCGTCCGCGAGGAGACCAGGCCCCTCCTTGAGCGCATCATCGAGCAGGGCGGGGAGACGGGCGGGATCCGCGTCGGGGTGAGCGGGGTCGACTTTACCTCGTCCAGTCCCTTCGTCCAGCAACAGCTCAGCGAGATCCTGGGACTCGTCGAGTCGACGGAGGACACGTGGTCCAGTCGTCTAGCCCGCACGATCCAGCGGGGCTTGTCTGAGGGGGAAGACTTTGAGGACCTCGTGGCCCGCGCGCGGGAGCAGCAGGAGTATCAGACGGGCTCGCGCCTGCGCCGCACCGTCGAGACGGCGGGAAACGGCGGCTTTGAGGCCGGGCAGCTCCAGGCGTGGCGCGACGTGGGAATCAGTGAGCGGTTGTGGGTCACCGAGCGGGACCTGCGCGTGCGAGGGACGGCGGAAGACATCTGGGACCACCGCGGCGCCGACGGGCAGACGCAACCCCTGAACCAGCCCTTCATCATCGTGACCGTCGATGGCTTCAGCTCCGAGGTCCTCATGTACCCGGCGGCCCCGGAGGCGTCGGCGGCCAACGCGGTCAACTGCCGTTGTAGCCAGTCCCCAGAGCTGGACCGCGGAAACCTGCCCGAATCGCTCCGTTGAAGAAAGCAGTTGAATCTTTTGGATCCGGTGCCTTTTTTAGAGGGCACTGCGCCAACGTTTACAGGGGGAACGCGGCTCACGTATGCCCTACGACATCGCTCAGCGGTCCTGCACGCAGGCAGACGGCACCGAGGGCAGTTACGTGCTGCGGAAACGGTCCTCTGGCGAGCAGGTCAGCTGCCACGTGAGCCGCGCGGCGGCGGAGTCGGCCCGGCGCATCCGCGTGCAGGCCGAAAAGGAATCAGGCGCCCCTTCAACCAAAGCCACCGAAGAGGAGATTTCCGGGCGCTACGACGAGTTTCGGGGCACCGTCAACATGAACGCCTCCGAGATTGAGCAGTGGGGGAGCACCGCTTGCGCGGACCAGGCGTCCCAAAACCCGCAGGAGGTCCGGAATCGCGTCATCGGCCTTCTCCGCACCCCGAAGGACCAGTGGGGCGAGAGCGAATACGAGGCCGCCGGGCGCGTGATCAGCTTCGTGAGCCGCATGAGGGGCGTTCAAGGCGGGGACGCGCCGAGCGACGACTGCCCGTCGAAGCGCACGATCTCGCTCCGCAACTGGGGCTTTGATCCGAACAAGAGCGCAGGCGTCCAGGTAGGCACCGGACCTGACGAGAGTCTTTCAAGCGACCCCTCAAAACAGACCCCCTCAATAGGGACCCCCTCAATGGAGGATCCTCTGATCAACTTCGGCGGCGGCTTGAAGGTGCTCGGGTCGGGGAAGCAGTATGGAAAGGACCCCAGCGGCCCTCGCGTGGGCGGGTACGCCATCGTCTACACGGGGCCAAACGACCTGGACTTGGACGGACAGTTCTTCTCGAAGGAGACCGACTTTTGGCTCCCACAGGGGAGCAAAGGCTTCGTGTGGCCCATTTACGGCCACGGCCAGGACCCGACCCTCAAGAACAAACGCTTCAGCTCCGAGCCGTGGAAGGTGCGGGAGGACGATGCGGGCCTCTGGATGGAGGGGCAGCTCGAAATCGCCGACAAGTACGACGAGATGGTGCTGGAGAAGGGCATCAAGCCGGGCAAGATGGGGCTCTCCACCGGAGCGCTCTCTCACCTCGTCTCCGTCAGCCGCACGAAAGAAGGCCCAGACGGCGCTGAGCACATCGACGACTGGCCCGTCTACGAGAATTCGATCACGCCGCAGCCGTCGGAGTTCCGGACCAAGCTGGGCCTGGAGGTCAAGGAGCATGGCATCCGTCGCCTCGGTGACCTGCCGATGCCGGGGGCGAAAGCCATCTGCACGGGCCACGGCCCCCAGCGGTTCGGGGCAGGGGAGCGCGCGGAAGAGGGGGCCGCCCGCAGCGTTCGCGCCCGGAAGGCTCAGCACGACTATTCGGAGGGGGACCTGGTCGCCTGGGAGGGAGGGGATGCTCAGGGGCGCGTCGTGAACGTGTCGACGAGCGGGACCGCGAGCGGATCGCTAGAGCCAGAGGGGACCAGCCACGAGACCTCTGAGGAGAACCCCGGCTACATCATCCAGCTCGTTGATCGGGAGGATGGGCAGATCGTGGGCCGCACCGACGAGGACGGCAACCCGCAAACCGTCTTTCACCGTGCCGGAAGCCTCACCTCGATCACCGAGGAGGAGGTCTCACAGAAAAGCTTGCCTGAAGAGTTTCCGCTCAAGGAACTGGCGGGCTTTGCCGACTCTCTGACCGAGCAGATTGAGGCGGCGGAGGCGGGCCTCAAGCTCGACAACCTGGCGTCTGGCCTCTCTGCCCTCACGAAGAGCCTCCAGAAAGGTTCGACCCTCGGGCAGAACCTCGACCAGCAGATCATGTCGACAGTTGGAGCCAACGAGGACATGAGCCGAGCCGACGTAATCGAAGAGATGGCGAGCGAGGCGGAGATTGACGAGAGCACCGTCCGGTCCATCCTCGGGGATTCCCCGGAAATCGACTGCCCGCCCCGCGCCCGCCTCGAAGGATTTGCCCGCGCATTTGGAATTGACACCGAAACGGTTGTAGGTTGGGCGCGAAGCGACGGATGTAGTTACGACGGATAGCCCTCTACAAACAGCCCGTCACCTCTCAGAGTGCAACAGACCCGCTTGCCCGGCTCAGGGCGCACCTACTCTTTTTCTCACAACCGCACTCTGACACTTATGAAAACGCGAATCACAACCTTTCTCTGCGCGGTCCTTGGGGCCGTAGCGGTAGGTGTCGCCCTGGCCCTACCTGCCGAGGCCGCAGACACGCTTTCTCGTCTCGCTTCGGATCTGATGAGCGCTCAGGCCGACCCTGGGGTCCTCCTGGCGGAGATGGCGCTCCCTGCCGCCACGAAGGAGAAGATCGACGACATCAAGAAAAACATGAAGGAGCTTCTGGACCCGGACGACGGCCTGATGGCGAAGGTGGGCACCATCGAGGGGCGCCTCGAAAACGTGAAGGAAAAGATTGAGAAGCGCTCCCTCGACAACGCTGAGTGGGTCGACGAGCTCAATGAGGCGATCAAGGAGCAGAAGATTAAGGAGGTCATGGAGGACATGTCCGAGGAGCTCCATGAGCGCATGGACGAGATCGAGAACCTCGGTGAGCTGGGCAATGGCAAGGCGGGCGGGTCCACGGGCCAGAAGATTGCCGAGAGCTTCAAGTCCGCCTACGAAAGCGCCTCGGACCCCGTCCGGGGGAAGTGGAGCGCGGACCTCTCCGGGATGCTGCTGAAGGAGATCACGAACGTCAGCGGCTCGGCGGGGCCGGCCATCGTGGAGCAGCAGCAGGACGAGATCGTCGGCACCTCTCTCCGAGAGGTCACGATCTTCGACCTGCTGGATTCGGTCCCGGTGTCCACCGACACGGTCGACTTCGTGCGCGTGAAGGCGGTCACCGACAACGCAGGCAGCCAGCCCGGCCAAGGCGGCACCGTCCCGTTCAGCGACTGGACCTTTGAGGAGGTCAGCAAGAAGATCGAGACGATCATGATGAAGGTGCGGGCCGCCCAGCAGGTCCTCGAAGACGAGCAGCGGCTCGAAAACTTCGTCCGCACAGAGCTGCGCCGATACCTCCTGATTGAAGCCGAAAATCAGATCATCACCGGCGACGGCGTCGGCAACAACCTGCTCGGCCTCGTCCCGCAGTCGGTCGATTACGACAACAACTTGGAGGTCTCGGTCGTGGACAGTCCGGTCACGGACCTCGACCGCATCATGGTCGCCATCCTCCAGACGCAGCGCTCCGAGCTTCCGGCCACGGGCATCCTGATGCCCTACCTGAACTGGACCTCGATCCAGCTCATCAAGGACCAGGAGGGCCGCTACCTGTTCGTCCAGCCGCAGACTGACACGACGCCGCGCCTCTGGGGCCTGCCCGTCAATCCGACCAACGCCCTGCCCGAAGGGTCCGCCCACGTCGGCAACTACAACCTGGGCGCCACCTTCTACGACCGGCAGGACACCGAGGTGATGGCCTCGACGGAGGACGAGGACAATTTCCAGCGCCTGCTCGTCACGTTCCGCGCCACGATGCGGGGCCAGGTGGCCGTTAAGCGCAAGGAGGCGCTCGTCTCCATCCCGCAGGGCGAGCTGGACGGCACGGCTCCGACCGCTGGATCGTAATGATGCAGGATCCGGGTAAGCTCATCATCGGCGTCGGGACGGGCCGCTGCGGCACGAAGAGCCTCGTTCGGCTCTTGGCTCAGCAGCCCGCCACCCATGCCACGCACGAGCGGTTTCAGGACCGCGTGCGCTGGAACTGCCCAAAGAACCTGTGGCCCCTCCGGCTCTGGCGGGACACGGCTCAGCAGGAGGGGCCACCCGTTCGCGCGGAGGTGGCCCTTCACTGGACGCCCCACATTCGGGCGTTTCTCAAGTGGGCCGATCAGGAGGGCCGAACCCTCCGTGTCGTGGGCCTGAAGAGGAGCCGAGAGGAGACCATCGATTCCTACATGCGGTGGAAGCCCGATGCGGATCACTGGTCGTATCACGGCCATCGGTCACAGGCGACCGACGACTGGGACCACTGCTACCCGCCCGAGATGGAGGCGGACTCGAAGCGGGAGGCGATCGGCCTGTTTTGGGACCGCGTGTATTCGGAACTGGAGTCTATCGACGACGAGCGAGTGAAAGTCTTCAGGACTGAGGACCTGAACACTGAGGAGGGGGTCCGCTCTATCCTCAGCCACTGCGGCTACGAGGACCCCGTCGTAGACGTGGGAATCCAGATCCAAGCTCCTACCATCGAGGACGCCCGCAACTCGACGCAATGGGAGAGCTGACTTTCAGGACGCTGCATAAAGAAAGCCCGCTCCGAGCGGTAACTCGAAGCGGGCATAAGGTGTGCCAAGGGCGGCACAGACTGAAGTATTACTATGGTAACAAACGAATACGACTGGGACAAGCCCGGACGAACACAAGAACACCGACTCTCTGAATCTTCACCTTGCCTTGACGGTGGACGAAGAGGATGATTGACGAGATCGCCCACATCATCCCGACGCACGAGCGGCCCGCCGTCGCTCAGCGCCTGGTCGATTCGATCAACCACTTTTATCCGGATTCGCAGGTCTACGTCTGCGACGACAGCCGCGCGCCAGAAACCTACGACGGGGCGACCGATGTCCCCGCGACGGCCTACGACATCGGCCTCAGCGCAAAGCGCAACCTGCTGGTGCAGGCGTCGACCGAACCCTACGTGATGCTCTGGGACGATGACTACGTCTGTACCTCCAACACGGACCTTCGCGTCTTCTATGAGCTTCTCCAGGAGGTAGAGGGCTGTGGGATGGTCGGGGCCGAGTGGTCGCTCAGCCAAACGCAGGACCGAAATGTCTGGTTTACCGGCCAGCTCATTCCGAACGGCGCAGAAGTTAAGGTCCGCCCGCCCGAGGGAGACCCTGAGCGCATCGAGACCGGCGTGGGCACCCTCGCCTATCACGAAGTCGACCTGCTCCCGAACTGGTTCATGGCGCGGCGCGAGCTTCTGGAGACCGTCCCGTGGGACGAGAAGCTGAAGCTGAACGAGCACCTCGAATTCTTTGCCCGCCTCACCGCGATTCGGGCAGACAGCCCACGCGGGAAGCGGTGGCGCGAGCGGTGGGAAACGCTCCAGGAGGGTGAGGACCTCTTCAAGGCCAGCCAGAATGGGAAAGCGGTCGTGCAGGCCCAAGCATCCTTCTCAAATAAGAACCATCTGGAGCACATCGGCGGCCATGTAGCGACCGGCGACTGGATCGAGGTAGATTCCGACTACGCGGAGGAGCTAATCGACTCGGGGCTCGCCCTCCCGATGAGCGCAGTAAGGGACACGCGCCCATTCCCATTGCTAAAGGGAACAGTGGACATGGATATGAAGTGTGTCTTAACGCCAAATACGACATCCCAGCACATGCGAAGCGAGGGCCGCGCCTCTGAGGCGTACACGGAGAAGAGGTACCGCCGCGATCAGTTCATGCCGCTTCAGAAGGCAAAGCTCGGCATTCGGACGCGGGACCTGGTCCAGTGGTCGAGGTATCCGTACCCGTCGCCCGACTTTGACGACCCAGACCCCTCTCTACTCGAACTGCCTTCTGTCTAATTACCCTACAGTCTCATGGCTACGCGCATCGAAGCACTCGCGTCCTTCGCAAACAGCGACGAGCTCGGCGACATTGGCGGGCTTATCGCTACTGGCGAAACCGCCGTCGTCGCCGACGAATACGCGGAGGAGTTGGAGCGGCAGGGGCTTGTGGAGATCATCGATACCGATGTAAACAGAAGCGATGACGGGGCGGAGGACGAATCGGACGGATCAACCTCAACTTCCAGCTCTGAGGAGGGTGCTTCTGAGGAGCGGTCATTCGAGCACACGAGTTACGTCGATGAAGACGGCACTTTCACCGAGGAACTTCCCCACCATGAGCTGCTGGCGGAGTCAGGCGTTAATACCTTTGACGACTTGGCCGGGATCGCGGGCGCTTTTGAGTTCATAAGGGGAATCGGCCCCGCGAAGGCGGAGGACCTAAGCGAAGCCTGGGACGAAATTGTCAGTGAGTGATGGACGTGCGCACAGAGGACCTCATTACGAAAGATGATGTGGGCGATGCCCTGATGCGCGCCGACGAGGGCGACGTGATTCGGGATAAGGCCCTCAAGGACGGCTCGGACTTCGAAGAGGAGGCGCTGGAGACAATTCGCTCAGTGACGGGTCGCATCCAGGACTGGCTTGCCCGCGACCTGATCGCGGCGGAGCATACCGACTACCTGAGTCCGCGCGACTGGTCGCAGAAGCGCGCCCACCCGACCCCCTCGACGGCCCACCCCTACCGCTACTACCCCCGCCAGTGGCCTCTGCTCGGCGTCACAGGCAAAAGCGACGCTGAACCCAGCGTGCACCTCGGGTCGGGCAGCAAGGTGGTCTGGTCCACCGCCTCGTCGCTTGCCTACGTGACGTACATCGCCGGTTACAAGCGCCCCGACCAGCAGCATTCGGACTTCCCGACTGTGGTCACCGACAACGTAAGCCAAGGCGCGATCCCGCGCCTGCCAGAGAAGATCAGGCAGGTGGCCGAAAACATCGTTATCTACCGCCTCATGCAGCGGCTGAGCGGGCTGATTGGGATCTCGATGTCGGAGGTCTCATACGGGGAATTCGAGAACACGAAGAGCCAAAGGGAGGCCGACAAGGACTACGAAGAAAGGCAGCTCCGCACGCTGACGGCGGGGCATGGCGCCATCGCCTAACCCACCACCCACGCGCGCCCCGCCTATATGAACATCCCTATATGAACATCAACATCGAGCACAACATCGGCCAGGTGGCGGAGGTGTGGATGGAGGCCCCCGAGAGGCTCAAGCCGGAGGTGCTGCGGCCCTTAGCGAAGCGGATCCAGGTGCGCTTCGGCCAGATTGCGACGAACCGCTACATGCAGGAGGGGCCACCGAAGCTCCCGTGGGCCAACCGGTATCCGGACCGGCCCGCGGCGGATCCCGGTCCGCTTCGCAAGCTGCGCGGCCAGCTCGCCGCGGGCTATGAGGGCCGGTTTTACGGGGGCGAGCGGCAGGGGGAGACGAGCGTTGAGATTAGCGTGGGGGAAAGCTCGTTCCAGCTCCAGTGGAGCCGCGTCGTCAAGACGGCCTACGCCCGAATGCACGAGAAGGGCGGCTCGTTTAGCCACGAGGTCCCGATCACCGATCGGATGCGCGGCTATCTCTACTACAAGGCGCAGGAGCAATCCTCCGGGCGCGGAACCGACTGGATGGCTCTCTTTATCGCTTCGCAGCACCAGAGCACGTTTTCTGTGGAGGGGTCCATCCCTGCCCGCCCCGTCGCAGAGCCGACGGCGGAGGACCTTCAGCCCTTCATCGTAGAGACGGCGGGTGACCTCGCCGATGACGTGCTTTCGGACCTTTGAGCCGAACCAGCCCACCCCGCCGACATGAGCGCAATTCGGGAGGTCCCTCCAGCCGATAAGCGCGCGAAGCTACGCGAGCTAATTGAGGGAGTGTTCGCCGACCACGGCCTCGACTTCCAGGTGTACGAGCGCCCCGTGAACCAGCTCCTGAAGGTCTCCTCACGCTTGCAAGAGCGGATCGTGGCGGAGAGTCCTGCAAGCGAGCGGGTCCGCTTCTGCTCGATCTACTGGGCCGGGCCGCAAGATGAGAGCATGGTGAGCGGCGGCTCGCAAAATTCGCTGTTGCGGCTGGACGGCTCTCAGCACGGTGGAGTTGACCTTTTCCGCGTCACGCTTGACCTTGAATGGGAGAGTGGGGACGAGACGCCCGGCTCGGGGTCGTTCCCCGCGTGGGAGAACCTGGTGATCGGCGAGAATCCGCTCGGCCTCGTGTCGACGCTGCGCCAGCAGCCGGTCCTTCACTTGGATTCCGGCGATACGGTCTACCTCTCGGTCCCCCTGAACCCAAGCTTTCCGCCTGGCCCACGGCCCACGAAAGACCTTGGCATCGAAGCGACCCACCACGGCCAGTTTGAGGTGGCGGTCACGCACTGGTAGCACAGACGCCATTCCGCTTTTTTACAGCAGCCCGCCCCCGATATGGCTAAGCAAGGAGCATCCATCAAAGATCAGCAGCTCAAGTACGAGTACACGACCGACAACCCCTTCGAGGTCAGCTCCCCCACCTGGACGGAGATTGACGCCGTCCGCATGAGCGACGACAGCTCGGACCGGCCCCAGGTCGGATCCGTCGGCGCGACCGTCTTGGACGGTCGCCAGTCCTCGGCCCGGAAGGAGCTAGAGTTTGCCTACGCGGTCAAGAAGCACCAGAGCGAGGGCGCAGAGATTGACAACCTCCAGCAGTACGACGATGAGGAGACGCCCATCTGGGTCCGCGAGACGCCGCTTCAGGACGCAGGCACGCCCGATGTGATCGGCGGGCGCCTCGGCCTCATTCCGCGCATTGCCCAGCAGAAGCAGGGGAGCGACGGGCACCACATCTACCTGCTTGAGCTGAGCGGCACGGAGGCGCAGGCCGGGAAGCTGATGACGGAGGATCCGAATTACACCGGCTCCTAACCCACGCGACGCGTAGCGTAGCCACTCAGACAACCACCAGTTTGGCCCATGTTTCAGGTACAGCGAGACATGGAGGGTGGTGGGAAAGAGCTGGAGCTGGAGCCCCCCTTGGAGACGGTCGACAAGGAGGACATCTCGCTCCGCGACGTGTCGCGTCTGTGCCAGCTTCTGAACAAGGGTTCAGAGCAGGACGTGGACGTAGACCACATCCTCCAGGGCAAGCCGGTCAAGTTCCCCGAGCAGGTCGGCCTGCGGCAGGCGCATGAGTTTATGGACCTCATGCTCGAAAACGCCCAGGCGTACGACATCGAGGCGATGCCTGCCTACCAGGTGCAGAGCCTCTTGGGGGTGATGACCGACCATTTTATCTCTGCCTCACGTGGCAACTGAGCTACGCTGAGGACTACCTGACGGAGTACCAGGAGGGGTGGTGGTTCTACCCAGCGGCGGACGAGGATTCCTCCATCGTCTCAGTCGAGACGGAGATTGCCACCCTCCCCCCGGACCGGTACGACCTGCTGGTGTGCCAGTGGCCGCTCTACAAGACCCTCATCTACATGGAGCAGTCCCGCGTGAACGAGGAGATGGACGACTTTGCGTCTGGCGGCTCCTAATGAGGAAGCTCCTGACCCCTCACCTGATTGCCCTCGCCTATGGCGAACGTAGAAGTCACCATCACCGTCAGCGACGAGGGGGTTGTGCAGAGCGTCCGCGCAGGGGCGGAGGAGTTTGCTCGGCTGGAGGAGTCGGTCGAGGGCGCCGCAAGCGCATCCGACGACTTCGCGTCGACGCAGTCGCAGGTATCTGACGCCGCCCGCCAGTCCGGCGATGGCGTCGCGCAGGCCGCCAGCCAGACCAGCGCGTACGAGAAGGCGCTCCAGGCCCTCAACCAGCGCGGCATCCGGACCACCGACCAGCTCCGCGAGCAGCGGGACGAGCTGGAGCGCCTTCAGGGCCAGTTCCCCCAAAACTCGCAGGCCGCTCGCGCCCTTCAGGCCGAGATTGATCGCCTCGGTGATAAGATCGGGCAGAAGAGCGTCCAGGACATCCAGCGCCAGATCGAGCAGCTCCGCCGCCTGGAGCAGCAACTGATTACCCTGTCCGGCGTGATGCGGCAGGCGGGTGATACGCCCCCGATCAGTCGTGAGGCGGTGCAGGGCCTCGAAACCGCAGAGAAGGACCTCGACCAGTTTCAGGCCACGGCGGTCGATGCGACCGAGGCCATCGGCAATGTGCGAAGCCGCATCGAGACGCTCAATCAGGAGCTTCAGGAGACATCGGCTCCGGACACCCAGATCAGCGCCTATGAGCAGGCGGTCCGCGACCTGAACAACGCAGGCGTCGTCACGACCGGCCAGCTCGAAGACATGCGCGATGAGCTTCAGATCCTTCAGGGCGTCTTCGAGGATGATGAGCGGGTCGTGCGCGAGCTGCAAGAGCAGATCGAACGCCTGAACCGCGAGATTGAGCTGAATGGGGAGGCATCCGAGGGGGCCTCCGAGGAGGCGGCCCAGCACGCCTCGATGCAGGAGCGTCTCAACGACGTAGGGATCCGCACGACCGACCAGATCCGGGAGCAGATCCAGATTTTAGAGAGCCTTCAGTCGGACCTGAACGAGTCCCAACGGGAGTATGGCCTACTTGAGGACCGCATCATCCGCCTCCGCGAGGAGATGAACCGAGCCGGAAACCGCACGGCGGAGTTCGGGCGGCAAACGGCGAAGAGCCGCCAGTTCATCTTCAGCGCGGGGGATGCGGTGCAGGACCTTCGCTTCGGCGTGGCCGGGGCGGGGAACAACATCGCCTTCATGGCGGAGCAGCTCAGTGAGATGTCGGCCACGGCCACCTCGGCGGGCGGCATCATTAGCTCCTTGTCTACGGCCATCCTCGGGCCTGCGGGGCTGATCCTTGCCCTCCAGGCAATCATTGGGCTCGGCCCAGTGGTCGCCAACAAAATTCAGGAGATCAGCCTTGCCTCTGATGAGCTGAGCGTCTCAACGGAGGACGCGAAGGAAAGCTTTTCGGAGATGGTCACACTCCTTCAAGCCAGCCAGCAAGAGTTTAGCGTAAGCCGACTGGTCGCCTCTCAGCTTCGGGACGAGCTTTCGAACGTATCGGAGGAGATTTCCTCAACCTTCTCGATGAGGTTGGAGCAACTGATTCGAGAGGTTGAGATGTTTAATGATCAATTCAACGCAGATGTATTTGAGGGTTACCGGAGGCAACTTCGTCAAGTCTTGGTCGGGAATGAGGACCTACAAGAGAGCCTCGAAGAGGTGGGGGTCAATATGGACCTGCTGATGGAGAGCGGGCAGTTGACGGAGGAGCAGATGCGCCAGTTGCGCAGGTCCTTCATTGAGAACAAGAACTCGCTGCGGAATCTTGAAACCATAACTGAAGGGGCACAGCAGTCGCTTGACGAGCTCGTGCAGTCGAGCAGGCGGGCAGAGCTTCAGCAGCGGCGCTTCAATCGGGCCATAGAGGAGGGGCTAACTGCTCAAGAGCTCTACGCGGACACGCAGCGACAGCTCACTGAGCTTTCTGGGGAGCTTCAGGACAAGTTGGAGCTGGGTCTAATCAGCGAGCAGAAGGCGCTGGAGCGCCAGGCAAACCTGATCGAAGAGGTGTTGAACCTGGCAGCCGGAACCGAGCTCGCGGGCACCCAGCCTATCGAGGACCTGCGCCGACAGTGGGACCAGCTCAACGCCGAGATCAAAGAGACTGAAGACGCGACTGAGGGATCCACGGATTCGCTGACGCAGGCGCTTCAGGACTTTGAGGACCTAAAAGAGCAGCTTGCGTTCGAGGAGCGGTTCAGCATTGGCACCGAGGCGGACCGGGCGCGGCGAAAGGCTGAATTTCTGCGGGAGACAATCAAAGAACTCCACGGAGATGTCGACACCTCAGCCGAGGCGTTTCAGAACCTCGTCGAAAAGATGCACCAGTTCTCGGCTGAGGCCGACAGGCTGGAGGAGGACAGCCTGAAGGTCGATGAGCTACGGCAGGGCTTCGAAGACCTCCTTGAGACCCAGAGTAGAGAGTTTGAGCTCGGCATCACCGATAACCTGCAGGCAGCGGAGGACCAAGTAAAGTTCTTGGAGGATGCCCTCCAGCAGATCGCAGATTCGGGCGTCGACATGGACACGAAGGGGGTTCAGGAACTGCAAAACGAGCTCGCTGCGGCAGAGGCGATCGTTCAAAGCTATGAAGGCACCGCTGAGGAGGCGCTGAGCGTCCAAGAAATCTTGTTGCAACGGTTCTCCGAAGGATCCGATGCGGCGAAGAGTTTTCAGCAGCACATCGGCAACATGTCCGATGAGATTCAAAAACTCAGCGGCATGGACCAGGTGCTGGCTGGCTTTTCAGAAGAGATCGACCTTATCACCCGAATGATGGAGGAGGGCGACCTCGAAAACGCTGAGTTTTTCTTGGAAGCCCTCCGGAGCCAGCTCCAGCAGATGAAGCAGGAGGCGGATGGGGCCACGCCCGTCATTGACCAAATGCTCAGTAAGCTGGACCAGCTTGAGGGTAGGCTCCAGTCCCTAACCCCTGAAGTAGAAACCTTCGGGGAGCTCCTTGAAAACATCAAAAAGCGCGGCCAACAGCTTACAATTCGCTCGCTTACCAGCGGATTCCGTGAGCTCGGGCGAGCCATCGGTCAAGGCGCGGGGGCGATTGAGGCGTTCGGCCAGGCGGCCAAGAAAACGCTTGCAGATTTGGCTGCCATGCTGGGTCGGATGTTGATAAGAATGGGGGTGACCAATGTGGCCGCTGGAAACATTCCCACGGGCCTTGCCCTGATCGCGGCAGGCGGAACGCTTATGACGATCAGCGGAAGCCTTGGAGGAGGCTCTCGTCGGCGTGGCCGCGGCGCTCGGGCGGGGCGGGGACGGAGTGCCGAAGCTGCCGAGCAAGAAACGTCGTTCCGCCAAGCTGAGGACATCCCTGGGCGCCGGGCGGGCGGCCCCGTCAGGGCGGGGCACCCCTACCGGGTCGGCGAGGGGGAGACGGAGGTGATGGTGCCCCAGGTGAGCGGCCAAGTCGTCCCGCAATCGGCCTTCCCCCAGCGCGGGCAGCCTGCGCGCCAGGTCGTGGAAGTGCGCTCCAGGATGGACGGCCAGGTCGAGATGGGAAGCCGCATCAGGGACCTGGGCTTTCAGCTCCGAGACCTGATTCAAGAAGCGGAAAGCTCGATCAGCGAATCTACGTGAGCACTCTGAATGAGCAACGAGTTTTTCTCTACGTCTCTCCGGACGCGGGCGGGGACACTCGTCTTACGAATGATCGATGACCGCCCCAACCCGACCACGATCAACTTCGGCTATTCCGTCGAGAGCGGGATTGACCTGCGCTGGGGCGAAGGTCGGTCAACGGGGTATGGGGAACCCGTGGTGGGATCGTTTGCCGACATTACGGTCAAGGACCCGGAGAATCGGTTCCAGCAGTTCTTCGGGACCGAGTTCGATGAGCTAAGCTTCAAGGCCCTGATTGAGGGGAGCGTTGAGGGGCACCAGTTCCAGTGGAAGGGGCGCGTGCAGCAATCCCAGTTTGACCGCCCCGTAAGCCCGAGGGTCCAGAGCGAGCGAAAGACGATCCGCCTCTACGATCGGCTCGGGGCGCTGAAGGACAAAAACCCCATCCCCCGCCCGGAGATCCTGGATGTTGAGGAGTTTCTGATGCGGACCCTGTTTCCGGCCCAGCCAAACGTTGACATCCTCTACGACATCGATGTGGAGGGGGCCTCATATTTTGACGGGTCCCCCGTCCCGCCGCAGGAGTGGTACCCCACCACCCGGCGCCCAGCCACCCGAGACGTGGGGGACACAGACGACGTGGACGATGAAGGCATCGGAGGGGGCTCCCTCCGCGAGCAGTTGGAGACGTTTGCGGGGCGCCTCGGCCTCAAGGTGTGGCAGGAGCCGTTTACGGGCACGTTCCACGTGGTGCCCCGCTTTCGGGTCGGAGAAGAGATCACGGATGCCACCCGCATCACGTCGAACGGCTATCCCCTCGACGATAGCGCAACGCCCAGTTTCGACCGCTCGGCGACCATCCCTCAGCTTCTGGTTCAGGACCCGCCGCTGCGGGCGGAAAATCAGGACCGTTACCAGTCGGTCGAGGGGGTCAAGAAGGTGACCGTTGAGATCGAAAACTCGCCTCTCCTGAAGAACCCGCACTTCAAGCTTTACGAATTTGTAAACAGCCGCACGGGGAGCCTGGAGGACTTCACGGCGGACTTTCTGTTCTGGGAGCAGGCCGAGAACCCGTACTTTGCGCAGAAGATGCAGGTGCTGTGGCCGTACAACAACCGCGTCTGGCGGAGCGAAGAGGAGGCAAACGACTACGTGGGCCTCAATGTCGTTGAGGACGACAATCAGCTCTCCCTGCTGCGGCAGCAAACGCGGCCCGTCTCGCGGCAGGACTTTCCCGTCACCGCGCGGCTTCTGTACCGAGCCGTGCCCATTGATCCAAACGCTCAAAAGAACGACGGATACGTCTTCAACCTCATCCTTGAGCACGTCCGAGACGACGGCACAACCAGTAGGGTCGAGACGGAAGAAATCACACCCACCTTTTTTGGGGCAGGTCTTGAGCCAGCCACCATCCCTGACGAGAAGTTTATTGAGACGCCCGCCTCACGTGAGGCGGGCCAATACAGGGTCACCGTTTCGGGAAATAATATCTGGTTCAAGGTCGTCGGATTTGAGCTTACCGTTCAGAACCCGTCAGGGGATAACCTTCTCCTTTCGTCAATTGACATCACCCCCACCGACAACGAGAAAGGGCGGAAAGAAGTCCAGATTAGCGATGATACCTTCTACTTCAACGGGGAGCTAAATCGGCTGAAGAATCCCCTCGGGCGAACCCAGTTTATCGAGAACTGGGAGAAAGAAACGCAACCGACGGTGCAGCCGATTGACTGGTCCAGCCCCCGCCTTGGCCGCAACTACGACAACCTGTATAAGTATCGGGCCGTCGCTCGGCTCGCCCAGCAGCCCCCCGGCACCGATGCGCTACAGACCCTGGTGGTGCCTGGCATCTTGACGCCAGGGCGAGCCATCGACATCCAGGATGAGGGGCGCCTCATTTTTGCCGGTGGGCGGACCGTGCACCTGACCGGTGAGGAGACGGGCACGACGGAACTCAACGACATTGTCGTCCCTGAGGTCCTTTCTGATCCGATCGACCCTGGGGCTCGCCCAGAGGCGCCGGACATCCTTCTGACCTCGTTCGCCACGTACGACCTGACCGCGCAGGACGCGAGCCGAATCGAGGGGTACAAGCTGTCTCGCCGGAACGCGCCCGACGCGCCGGAAACGGAAGTTGAGCAGGCGGCGAGTCAGAATAGCCCTGAGAGCGTCGCGGATCCGAACCCGGCACCCGGCATGAACCTACATGTCGCGCGGACCTACAACTCGAACGGCGACAGCCCGCCCTCCCGCGAGGCTTTGCAGCTTCCCTCCGGCTGGTATAAAGATGGGGATCCCGAGTTTTCGCCGAATCCCATTCCGAGCCCATCGGCAGGCGCGTCTAATGCCGCCCTGATCGACGGGGAGATGTACATTTTTGGCGGCATAGACGGCTCTGGGCAGCACGCGCGCTGCTATAAATACGACGTGTGGGCCGACACGTGGACCCAGCTCCCGAATTATCCGGAGGGGCCGACCGAAGGACTTTTCGCTGCCGCGAGTCCCCCGAACGGCGGGATTATCGTCGGCGGCGGTATTGGCCCGGGCGGCGCTCGGCCTGGGACGCACTTCTGGAACCGATCCGTTCCGGAGTGGCAGCCGCTCGATAATTTGCCAGAACCGATCGGATACGGCGCCGTGGCCCGAGGGCGCGGCAGCGGAAACTACGAAATTCTGATCGCCCACGGCGGAGAGGATGGCGCAGGAGCCGCCACAAGCGCCGTGCAGCGGCTGAACTTAAATTCAGGGGCATGGGCTACCCTAAGCGACGCGCCCTTCTCAGAGCGTCGTCACGGCGCGGTCTACAGGCAGAGCGATGACCTGTGGTATGTGTTCGGCGGGGCGGAGGACCGCTCGCGCCTGTGGCAGTTCAACGCAAGGCAGGACGCGTGGTCATCGGTTGGGAGCGCCCCGCCCACGCCCGTATCGGAGTACGGAATCGCGTACTCAAACGCACAAGACTCTGCGTTCCTGATTGGCGGGACGCCCAGCGGGGGCGGCCAGGCCGAGCAGCCGCAGGAGTATTCGTTCTCCGCAGGCGCGTGGACGGAGCACGCCGGAATGCCGACTCCCAGAAGCGAGGCGCGGGGCGTCTTCATCGACGGCTTTGATGTTCTGTTCGCGGTCGGCGGGGACGGTGGCTCGCCGACGGGCATCAATGAGGTGTATGTCCTCGGGCTCAACCTCAAAAAGTCGGGCAGCGAGCCGACGTGGACGAGCTGTCAGGACTACACCGTGGATGAGCCGCTCACCGAAGAAAACGCGCCCACGTGGACGAGCTGCCAGAACTACACCGTGACCGCCGAAACCGCAAACACGGCACCGCAGTGGACGAGCTGTCAGGATTATACGACCTCTGAATGACCGTTTGACAACTGGCTGGCCCGACCCTTATGGCCGACAAGAAAGAGCGTGCGTCCGGCACTGGAGAGACGCTTGGCGAGAGCCAATCAGAGGTAGACAACCTGAAGAGCGTCTACACCCTGCGCGCAGAGCAGAGCGACAGCGAGATCGTTTTGCCGAAGGCGACGGCGGGTAACGTGACCGAAGTTGCGCTCTACGTCATCCGCGTCGATGACGGATCGAGCGGACATGAGGCACGGATCGCCACGAAGACGTACCCGATTCAGATTTCGCCGGGGCAAGAGGCGCCCAAGTATCGGCTGAGCGGCTTCGAGATGGTGCGCCTTTACGCTGTCCAGGCCAGGTGGTACGTTATAGCCCGCAGCAGCCTCACTCGCCTCGGCTCAGTCGGTAAGGTTCCCCCCCTGGAGTCGAAGGGGTCGGGTGCCCAGCCCGAGGTCGTGAGCGACTTGGAGGAGCTGAAGCGGGCGGTGAATCAGCTCATTGAGCGAAGCCGGGAGCAGGGCATCACCGCGGGAAGTGGCCGCCTGGACACCGACTTCTCCGAATCCGGCTCTATCGTGACGAGCACCGCTTTTTGAGCAACGCCTCTTGAAAAACATCGGATCTGACAATGGCTGTCACCACGATTGTCGCGTATGACGCCGACGACAACAAGGTCGACATCTACACGACCGACGACCCGGCGGAGGGCGGCGGCTCAAAACTTCAGGACATCGTTGACGCGCTCGGGGAGGAGACTGCGACGGGCGACGAGGCGGACTCGACCGCAGCCGCTGCCCTGAACGCGCGCCTCGCGGCCCTCACCGACGCCCTGCGGTCGGGCCAGGACAACGACGCCCTCCGCGTGGCGGTAGCCGAGGACATTCTGTCCGGGCAACTGAGCGTTTCCGTCGATGGGCAGAGCGGTTTCTTTTCGGTTACCGACAACAACTTCGTCCTCTCGGCGAACGACGGGGTTGACATCGGCGACGTGGGGATCGAAGACATTGCCCCCGTCACCGGGCAGGCAACGAAATCAGGGTCTCTGCCCGTGACGCTGGCCTCTGACAGAGACACGGTGCCGACCGCCCTTCAGGACCTCTCGCCCGTGACCGGCCAGTCGGCAAAGTCGGGTTCGGTGCCGGTCACCCTTGCCTCCGACGAGGACAACCTTGGAACCCAAATCGAAGCCATTTCCTCCGTGACTGGCGAGGCGCAGGAGTCCGGCTCCCTGCCCGTCACGCTTGCCACCGATGAAAGCGCCGTCCCCGTTGAGCAGCAGACGGCGGTGAAGGTGGAGGACTCCGGGGGCACCGATATTGACCCGGCAAAAAACGTAGACGGGGCCTCCGCCACCGCGAGCGTCACCGACACGTCCAACGCCACAATTCAAGTCCCCGATGGTCGGACCACGATCACCGTGATGGTGGAGGCGAGCGGCGGAGCGGTAGACACGACCGTTGAGGTGTCCACAGGCGGAACCAACTGGTACGAGAAGACCTCCGTGTTTAACTCGAACGTTTCCGACGGAGATGCGGAGGCGGAGTCGTTCCAGACGGGGGCCGAATACGTCCGCGCAAGCGGCGATGCGAACGTGGGGAGGGTCGAGGTCGCGGCCAAAGGCGCTTGAGGGCGGGATAACCTGTTTCCACCATACCTGAGCCTGCTTCACGAACCGAGAGGTTCACCTAATGTCAAAGCTGGTCACGAAGAGACTTTTTGCGCGGGTTGTGGTGTGGCAGCCCGCGACGGGGGCCGTCATCGACCTCCCGTCCCGATCGGTAACGGCAGGTGGGGGCTTCTCTCGGGACGAGAATCGAGCGGTGATGTCCGACGGCTCCGCCGAGCCGACCAGCCGCAGTCATAGTCTGAGGATCCCGATGTCGCACGAGGAGGCGCGTGTGGCAAGTCGGTTGTTCCGGCTCAATAGCTGTCCCGCGCGGGCACTGCTCATTGGCGTGGAGGGAACCGAGCACGTCCTCTGGCACGAGGAGACGCGCGTCAACATCGAAAGTTCAGAGACTGACCCAGGCCAGTCCGCGAAGGACCTCGTGCTGGAGTCCTCGATCTTCAACCCGGCGATCTTTCGCGGCATGAACCTGATTGAGGGGGTTCCTTGGCAGGCAACGGAGGCCAAAGACACTGGCTCCGGCTTTGAGATGCGGTATCCGGGCGGCGGGTACCGGCCCGGCTACGAGGGACCCGCGTTCGGCGTAGGATCTGAAGACGTGGAGGTCGACATGCTCGGCGTCCCGAGCGGCCTTACAGAGGCGACCGTTCAATTTGAGTTTCCGGCGTGGGGATCCGTCCTCAAGCTCGGCGCCGTCACCGGATACACGCTCGATAATGGAATCCTGAAGGCCCTGGACTGGAATGAGTCGGTGCTCGCGTTCGTCGGTGCGGGGCAGGAGCTTGAGGTTCCGGATCGCACGTGGTACGTAGAGATTGGGCTGGGCGACGCTGGGGGGCGGCCCCGCCTCGATGTGGTTCGGCCTGGCGTGGGGCAGGGCAAGTTTCTGACCGGAAACCGCGAGAAGGCGTGCGAGCGCTCCGCCGAGGAGCCGCCGTGGGACGAGATCCCTGAGCCGAACGAGCCGCCGCGGTGGGTGCGGAAAGAGCCGCTCGTGTACGGACTCGACAACATCCCGCCCACGTGGACGAGCTGTGAGGATTACACGACCTCTGAGGAGGGCACGGGTGGAGACAATTCACCGCCCACGTGGACGAGCTGCCAGGATTATACTACGACGGAGGAGCAGGCTGAGCCGCCGGAGGAGACGTTCACGTACACGGCCCCGAACGTAGGGCCAACGAGTTACATCTTTACCGCCAGCGGCGGATTCTCGCGCTTTGATTACTTCCCGGCTCAGTCAAATTACGAGAACTATTTGGATCAGGACGCCGCCTACGACCTGGCCGTTGACGAGTCTGCGGGCTACGTATTCCTTGCCATCCAGGAGGCCATTCGGCGCTTCGACTTGAGCGGCGGCTCCGGGACCAATGTGCTGCAAGAGTCCGGCAACGATCCAGTCGGGATTGCCGTCGACCCGCTCACCCAAGAGGTCTACTTCAGCTACCAGCAGCAAACGGGCATTTACAAGATTGCCTACGACGGGAGCGGGAAGACGCAGGTTGCCAGCGACGCGGGGGAGGCGTATGCCCTCGGCGTGGCCCCGGACGGGGGCGACGGCGCGTACATCTTCGGCGTGAGTCCGACGGCGCAAGAGATTGCCCGCTGGAACGCGGACGGGTCCGGGAAGAAGGTGCTGAAGGACCTTTCCGGAACGGTCTATTACCTCCAGCGCAACTGCCACCTGCACCTGGAGGGGGCGTGGGTCTTTTACCAGCAGTCCAAGTCTGACTCACAGAGAAACGTGCGCCGCATCTCGATGGGCGGGGGCACCGATGAAGGAATTTTTCTTGAGGCGTCTACGTACACGATCGCTGACCACCAGTATTGGACCGTGCTTCAAGAGGAGGATAAGTGGATTCAGCTCGAATCCGCAGAGGACGGAGCAACGCGAGTAGAAGAGCGAAACTTGGATGGGAGCGGTACTACATCCACGACCCTCTCAGGCACCTCCTATGACCTCGGAGAACGGATTGCTTCTGCACAGCTTGTCAGCTAAGTTATGGCCCGCCAACTGACGAAAAACGCAAACGGGAACCTCCAGTTTACCGAGAAGGTGTTCGATGATGACGAGGAGAACGTGGACCACCCCCTCCCCTCAATCGTCGAGCTTGACGAGATTGACGGGCAGCCCGTCCCGAGTGCAGCGCGCACGCCGGATTGGCTTCAGGTAACTATCAATGAACTCGGGGTCGTGGTCGCGGAGGGGCGCTGGGAGGAGGAACTCACCGTGACGATCCAAAATCCGGACGAGAACTTGGAGGCGGACACGCTCTATCAGTTTCTCTTTCGGGCCACCGACGGTACCGATACGTCTGACCACCGCGTTACACTTGAAGTTGACTGATGTCAGCAGAACCGAACCCTACACTTTATGCCAGAGCTCACAGACCCCGACAACGACGGCATTTTAGAGTTTACCCAGACCGTCGAAGACGTGGACGGGGATTCTCTGTCCATCACGGGGGAGCTGGACCAGATCAACGGCACCACTCAAAGTGGTAGTGACCGTAACCCGAGCTGGTTTTCGTTCACAACATCGAGTTCCCTCTCCGGCGGCACTCGAACGGTGGATGTGAATATCCAGATCAACGCCTCTGAACTCGGGGGTGCGGGCACGACGTATACGTTCGAGCTTTATGCCGATGATGGGGTCAGCACGTCGACTTGCACGTTCACCCTTGAGGTCACGTCTTCATCCCCCAACACACTCTTAATCAGCTATAATGATAATGAATTTCAAACTTATGACATAAAAAATGGTACGTTTAATACGGTAATTCCGAGCGCACCGGGTGCAAACGATTATATTGTAGCGTTTGCAAAAGACTCTGCAAATGAAAGGGTTTGGTTTGCCTTAAAAGTAGACGGGGTAGACAAGGTAGAATATTACACGGCCCCATTCAGCGACCTTTCAAACTGGACAAAACAGTTTGAAGATACAACGTCATCATTAGATATAAGGGAACTTCATTACGATAATGAAAAGGACAGACTACCAGCAAGCGATAACCAAACAGATGAGACTATTTATTATGATACTAACGGGAACCGTAACGTGGTGCGTGGTTTCACGGTTTTTCCTTTGGCATTTGATGAGAAAAGAGGAGTTTTTGGAAGTGAGGACGACATCTATGAAATTAGACACTATGATTATGGAAACAACGTGAAAGATGCTGATACGTCGGCGATTTCTACCGGCGCTGCTTTTTACCACCCAGTGCTCGATGAATTTGTTTACTATGAAGGAAATAACAACACAATATCTAGATACGACCCTAACGATTCATATAATAAAACTGATGTAAACAATTCATTCCAGCTTGGAAATGCTGGAATCCATGCGCCAAATGAAGGCCCAGACGCAGCCGCATGGACTGCAGACGAAAGCTCCAACGGTGAGCTTGTGGTCATTGATTTAAGTGACGGCTCTACGATAAGAGATACAGGCGATGTTCCAACTGCCGCCCCAGATGATTATCTCTTAATCAACAAGTAGTTACACTAAAGAATATAGAAACTTATCTTTCATTACTCAAAACCCCCAACCCATGCCTGAAACCGCAGAGACAAGCAATCTTGAAGAGCGTATCGCCAACGAAACCGAGGGACTCAGCCCCGAGGACCTCGACGGCATCTCCGAGTCGATGGCCTTTAGAAAGGCCACCGCCAAACTCCTCGCAGGCGAGCTGACCGTGCCGGAGTGGGAGTGGTTCGTGAAGCGAGAATTGAACCAGCTCGTGGACATCCCCTTCGTCCCCGAGGCCGTCGAAAAGGGCATCTTTGATCAGGCCCTTGAGGTCTTGGGGACGGCGCTGGAGGGCCTCCTCACCGGCGGGTCCGGCCAGCTCGACGAGGTGACGGGTGACCCCTCGTTCCGCAGCGCCACGCTTGACCTGCTTGCGGGGAAGACTACAGTTCCTGAGTGGATGAGCGTGGTCGGAAGGCTTTTGAGCGAGCGAGTCGATGTCCCCTATGTGCCGGAGATGGCGGAGGACATTGCCTTCGAGAAGGGGATCGAACTTCTCGGTTCAGCGCTGCACGGCCTCCTCGAAGACGGAAGCGAAGACGCGAGCTGAGACGCCGCGTAGCCCACGCCGAGAGGAGTTCCTTTGAGGAGTCCCTATATGGAGAAGAGACTGAGCCCAACCCACCCACCTGAACAATCGTGATCCGCAAAAACCGGAGCTACGCGTCGTTTTACCTGAAGGACGACTCAGTTGAGCTAAAGGAGACGGAGGTCCAGGAGGCCATGATCCAAGCTGCTGCCCGCGAGTACGCTGCCGAGCCGCAGCGACTGGTGATCACCTCGGCCAACGACGGGGAGCACTCCGAGGGGTCCCTCCACTACGAGGACGAAGCCCTAGACCTGCGGGTGTGGCAGCTCGATGACCACGAGAAGACCGCCAGGCGCCTACAAGATCGGCTCGGACCCCTCTACGACGTGATCGCTGAGTGGCGCGAGAGCGAGGACCACGGCTGGGTTCCTTCTCATATCCACATCGAGTACGATCCAAGCTGAAGGCTCAGCTCATCCATGAAGCCTCAGCTCAGCCATGCTCTCTCACCGCTGGATCCTGATGCTACGCTATTTCCTCCTTGAGCCGCTGCGCACCCTTACCGACTGGTGGCCTGTGCAGGGTATGATGGCGCTTCTCAGCGCGCTTTTGGCGAGCCTGATCACCAGGATCATCGAGGGCTACGAGATTCTGCTGGGCGCAGATGACTGGCTCATTTTAGGGGCGGTGACGATGTTTATCCTTGACCTCATGTCGGGCGTTTTCGGGGCGCTCCGACATGAGCATGTTACATTCAGCCCGACGGCCCTGAAGCGCAGCGGCTTCAAAGCGGTAGAGTGGGGCTTCATCATCACTGGCTCGGTCATTCTCGCAGGCGCAGCGCGGGAGCAGGGCCTCTTTTTGATCGACCAGCTCCACATAGGCGCCATGTTTTGGCTCATGACGACCGACTTTATCTCGATGCTCCACAACCTCAAGGGTTCAGAAAAGCCGGGCATCATAAGCGGGCTGACCGCCCTCGCGGAGGGCGATGTGGGCGAGTTCATCGATGACGCCAAAGACGCTGCCACCGACGACGCCACCGATGATGGGCCAAACGGGGACACCCCTAGACGGGACAGCCCTTGAGAGCGCTATATTTTGTTTCTGAGAGGAATGACTCTCCGCCCTGCCGATGCCACCAGCCCGAGGCGATCGTCTGTAACTGCCGAGCATGGACGGCAGAGCAGGCCGCTAAGGCTCAATGAGCCCCAGCCGCTCGCATTCCTCGCGGATGTAGGGCCTGAGCTCCGCAATTTCCTCCCAGATCCAGAGGGCGTACTGCCTGTCCTTCTGCGCCAGGTCGCGGAAGGGGATCGGCCCATCGCCTGCGTGCTTTCCGAAGCAGACGAGAAGCGTCCCGTCGCCCGCCTCCTTGAGGCGCTCCTTCGAGTCAAGGTAATCGCCAGAATCCGTGGCAAAAGCTGCGATGTCGGATTCGCAGTCGTAGAAGTCCATCTGCCCCGCAGCGATCTCTAGCGTGGCCGACACGTCGGCGTGGGCCTGGTGAGCCTCCGTCAACTCCTCACGCGCGTATTTGAAGTACACATCCTCCAGCGAGCGGGACTGGAGGTCCTTCTCCTTCTTGTAGATGTCGACGTGGACGCGGCTTTCGTCTTCAGGGAAGGTGAGGCCCGCCCGGTTCATCTCCGCCTTGAGGAGGGGAAGATCGTAGGTCTTGCTGTTATAGCCGATCAGGTGGCAGCCGGAGAAGAATTTCTCCACATCCGAAGCAATTTCGGCGAAGGCGGGGGCGCCGTGGACGCTCGCGTTCGTGATGCCGGTGAGCTGGACCACGTGGTTGGGGATGGGGGAGCGCGGGTCCACCAGCTTGTTCACGGATTCGATGGGCGTGCCGTCCTCGGCGTACTTCACGGCCCCGATCTGGATGATCCGCGCTTCGGAAGGGTCTTTGCCCGTGGCCTCCAGGTCGAAGCAAATGGCGGGGCGGTCGGTGTCGAAGGGAAAATCGCCAGTCATGGCACTCAGTGGGGTTTTTGAAAGGGTGCAGTGAAACGAAAAAATGCGGGAGGGGGTGGAGAACCTTTCGGTTCACGGATGAATCCGACGCACCTTTGATGGGGTGTGCCCACGCTGCCGTAGTTCTTGCTCGTATTCGTCGTGGATTCGGCGCATGTCGCTGGTCACCTCTTTGCCCTGCCGCTGGCGAGATTTGATCACGGCGTGGATGTAATGGTAGCGGCACTTGAGGCGGAGGTCCTCCCTGATCGAGTCGCCCGTGAAGAGGTCCTCGACGACCTCGCGGATGTAGGTGCCGATCCGATCTGGGGTAGACGTATCAGGCGTTGATGTGTCAGTAGTACCTTGCTTCGGCATCGAGGTCTTTGCTGTTGTAGCGGTCAAGTGCATCGGACTTGAGGAGGAAAACAGGCTGGTTGTTCTCGTCGTGGCGCGTCCCGAAGTCCTCTCGCTCTAGCTCATCGATGAGTTCAATCATCTCCATCATCGTGTCCCGATCCATCGTCGTCTGAAGGGAGGCACGAATGCGGCGAGACTGGTTTATCACCCGGTCAAAGTCAGCGGGGGTCAAGGGCTTTCCGTACCGCATCTTGTTGTCGAGGTGCTCGTCCCGCGGCAGCTCGCGGGCGGCATAGCGGATTTCGGCGTCGGTGTAGCCTTGGGCCAGCAGGTACTGGGCGAGAACTTGGACCCGCTGCTCGTCCGCGTCGGGTTCGACGAGGCTGACGACCGTGCCGACCGCGTCTTGGACGGTCTCCGGCGAGGCGGGGGCCTCCCACGCCTCGTCATTCGTAAACTCCGGCACCGCGCCCGGCAGCTTCGAAGATTGACTTTGCTTTTTCAGCGAAGTCGTCGTGCTCTTCGGATCGCTCTTGGGGGTCATGGCTTGCGTTGATCATTTGAATTTGCTGTTCAAGGCGGGTCTTCACAAGGGCCGCAGAGGGATTCCAGCCCTTGTCGATGATGGTCTGGCAGACGGCGCGGAGGCAGTCCCATCCCTCCGGGCCGTTGTCTTCACACTTCTGCTCAATGTGATCCTTGATTGAGAGCCCTTGGACCGGCGTCCCGAACGCCTCCGCGGTGATGGCATCAACGTCGTTCTCCTTAATGCAGAAGGGGTCGGGGTCATCCTCGCGCGTGCCCGCAGGCGCGCGCTCAGCAGCAGTAGTAGTATTGTCAGTATTCTCTAATAGTCCGTCTGACTTACTATCAGTATTACTAGATCCCCCATCCTGTCCATGATGGGAGGTGTCCGGGGTGGGTTCTGACCACCCTGGATCGAATCGGGGGTGGTCAGCCACGACTACTTTCCAGTTGAATGTTCCATCATCGGCGCGGACCTTCTCTCGCTTCATGTATCCGTGATTTTCTAGCTCTTCGAAAACCGACCTGATTTTGTATTTCTCACACGGGCCGCTTTCTACAATGTCGAACATTCGAGGCGTCCATTCTTCAGGCTTCGAGAAAAGGTAACCGAGCACGCCCTTTGCTTCCCAAGAGAGCCGATCGTCTTGGAAGGGGGCGTCGTTTGCAACGTGATAGTTGCCGGAGGTAAATTTGCGCTGGACAAGAGGCATGGCTGGTTGAGGGTCTGGGTAAAAATAAAAGCCCGCCTCGAAGGAGCCTAACGGGGGACAGCACGGGCTGGTGAGTCGCATCCGCTAGGCTCCCTCCAGGCGGGCTGAAGGAGAAGTCTATAAGTAGCCACCAGCCGCGCCTGTCCTAAGCGCCCCGCACGAACCTTCGGTCGTAAGCGGTGCTTGATCGACCGTCAGTCGTGAGCGGGAGTGAAAGAGTACAACCAGCCTGCCACAATCTCAACCTCAGAACCTCAACCTCAGAACGGCGGCTCGCCTTCAAATTCGTCCTGCGGGTCATCCGCCTCCCACGACTCGTCGTCTGCACCGCCTTCAGGGGCCTGCTCTACCTCTGACTCTTCAGCGAATCCCATCTCCTCAGCGATCCGCTGCGCCCGCTTCGGGCCGACGCCTTCGACCTTTTCGGCGAGGACGCCCTTCTGACACGCCTGGTGAAGCTCGCTGGTGCCAGTTATGCCCGCATCGACCAGCTTCTCCCGGAACGGAGTATCCTCCGGGAGCGTGACCGGCTCCTCTTCCGGCTCCACAGGGGACTCTCCTTGCGGAGGTTCTTCTTCGGGACGTTCGTCGGCGATCATGTACCCGATCGCCTCTTGCAGGGGCTGGGGGGCATCATTGTAGTGCTGACGGATCTGCTTCGCGGCCACGTCGAAGCTCACGTTCGACGGGCGGGAGTGGAGGCTTTCCCGGGCGGCCTGTACGTGCTCGGCGTTCTCTTTCTTGAGGGTGACCCCATAGACCTCCCGCATCTCCACTTGCCCTCCGCCACCTGCTGATTGTTTGCCAGACTGCTTGCTCTCGGATGCACGCTGGCCGCGTTGAGGAGAACGAGGCCTACCCCTACCATCACCACCTCTAGGGCTTCCATCCGGCTGCGCGCCTGCTGAGCGGCTCTGAGAGGAGGGGCTATTTGAGGGTTTCCCTTTAGAGGCGCCTTTCTCCTCCTTCACCTGGCGGGCCAGGTCTGGGTCATCGAGGTCCTGCGTGAAGATGTCGGAGGCGGCGGTGACCTGCTGGATCGTGCCGACATAGGCCCGCTTCTGGCTCATCTTCAAGCAGGTGTTATACTGCGCCTCAATCTCCTCATTTTCTTCTCGCCCTTCGATGGAGATCAGCCAGTCGCCGGTCTTGTCGTCTTTCGTTACGCCCACGTCGGCCCCTGGGGGGATGGAGACATCGTTCTCCCGCAGGGCCTCCACCAGAAGCGAGAAGTCCGCGTTTGCCATCGAGTCGGAGTAGGACTCCCAAAAGGAGCCGGGGGGCGGGATCTCTGTAGCTCGGTCTGCCGAGCGGTATCGGTACTTCGGCTCGGCGGTCGAGCAGGACCCCTTCGCCATGCCGAGAAACTCCCCGGACCTCGAAAAAATGCGGCAGGTGGCAACGTACTCCCGGTGGCCGGGCGGGAGGTCCTCGCGCTCCCGAGAGATCCGCTGCATCTCAATGTCAAAGCGGGCGCTGAGGCGAAAGGCGAAGCTGATCTTTTCGGCCCCTGCTTTCTTCAAGATCGGCGAGGAGGCCCACTCCGGATTCGAGTAATGCTCACCCTCGGTCATTACCTCGTTCATAAGGTTCTGGATCTGCTGGACCTGCTTTTTGACCATCTTCGGGGCCAAAGCCGCCTGCACTAGGCCACCTGCCTGCTGGGAGGTGCTGGGTTGTGGCTGCGGCGATTCGGAGTCCTCTGTGGGCGTGAGAGCGTCTTCCGTGGGTTCCATTTGACTATGTAGAGTTGTGGGCGTAAAATGAAATGAACGTCCCCAAGGGGGAGGCACTTGGCCTCCGCTTACCTGTTCTGCCGCTCGTCCACCAGGTCGCCGAGCTTGACGAGATACTTGGCTGCCCCGAAGGCGTTCGTGAGCGTTGAGGGGTGGACCCCCAGCTCCTCGGCAGCTCGTTTCAGCGAGCCGTGCCCGCCAAATTCGACATACACGTCCGACTTGACCTCGCGGATTAGGTGGTATGCTTCCTCGGCTTTCTCTTTGGTAGACTTGCTCATAGGGCGGGGACGGTCGCGTTACTCGGCAGGTAATTCAATGGGGTTTATGACGTGAAACCCCACGGGTTCCTTCGGGGGCGGCAGAAAAAAGTCGGTGGGGGTCCTTCTCAGCTTTTCTCAAACCGCTTTTCCGCCGCTCCAATGGCTGTAAACGGCTTTGCAGACGCGACCATCCTTCTCGACTACTCGACCGAGGACCCGGAACCAGTGGACGTAAAAGACCCCTACGCCGCCGACCAGCGGTGGGTGTACGCGACGGGGATTAGCGCCGACACCTTTAACATTGAGTACCGGCCCAACACGGACCGAGCCTGGGTCACCGTCGTGGCCGATGTATCCAACGGCGTCCAGACCATGCAGCGGAGGCCGGAGGGGCAGTATCGGGTCACGCGGAGCGGCAACACCGACCAGGCCACCATCGCCTTCATTTAGCCAATAGGGATCCTTCACGCCGATGCGCCAGACGGTCATAGAGTCGGTGAACGTGAGAGTCGTTGCGGAAGCGGTCCGGAGCGTGGGAGTGCAGAACACCCCGCCCACGTGGTCCTCGTGCCAAGACTACACGTATGCAAAGTGACGGAGGGGGGCTGTAGCCGGTAAGCGTCAGCAGAAAAAACGCGGGTGGGGGTTGTCGGTCGCCAAAAAAAGTCCGGTGGGCACCCGCCCACCCGCTTGCGGCACGCGAAAAAATGTCGGTGGGGGCTGATTAATCGCGCGCGCAAAAAGAAAAGAACACGGCCCGCGGGTCGGCGGGCTAAGCGGCGTCGGTCAGGCGCCCACACGCAGAAAGGGCCGCCCCGAACGAACCTACAGGTTCGAAAGCGACAGGTAGGCTCCTAGGGCGGCCCTTCTATGCGGATGGGAGAAGAAAGCGGAGCTCACGAGCGCATCACGCAGGACGTTTGTCCAGATGCGCCTTAGCCATTCGGCGCGCCTCATCCAGGGCGTAGGACCACTGGTAGAAGCCCCAGCACGCATCGATCTCATCCCCGCTGGGGCCGAAGAGGCGGAAGCCCACCACCTCTCCATTGAGCCACGTGCTCAGCACATCCAGCTCATTTTCGAACGTGCGGCGCGCTTTCTCTTCGGTCTCCGAGTCCGTCGGATCCCTATCCTCCGCAAAGAGCCTCTCGGACGCCACCGATCGGCAGGCGTAGATCCATCCGACTTGCCCGGAGTCCCATTTCGAACGAAAGGGGCCGAAACTGAGCTTTATTCGTCCGTGCTCGTGTTTATAGACGTTGCTGACGATGTATTCGGTCAGCGCTAAGTCACAGGCTACGCCTTGGATGCGCTCTTCTTTCTCCTCGTGAAGGTCCCGCGTTTTATCCCAGGAGGATCCGTCTTCATCGGAGAGGGCATTGGCAACGCGGCCATTTATCTCCTCCTCAATCTCTCGCTTATGGGCGTGAAACTTCCGCCCGGCGGCCATCGAAGCAAGCGCTTGCCAGAACTCCTTCGGCCCGGATACGTCCGGCGCGCTTTTGTCTTCGATGTGCTCCATCCTCGGGAGGCACAGGATCCCGAAGGTGGCGCGCTCCCTCGGGTTCGGGGGGCTGTTGTCCGGATAAAGGGTCGCGCGGAACGTCTGCCCGCCAATGTCAAAAGTTTCGGTTTTCAGTTCAGCGTTACTCATGTGCTCAGTGAGCGTCTGTGATGAAGATGACGACATTCGGGGCGCTCACGCCTTAATGGACAGGCCAACGCGCCCCTCCTCGGCGAGCTGCTTGATCGGGCACCGCGTCTGGTAGGGTTCAAAGTAGATGAGGCGCCCCAGGTTGCGGAGCTCCCCTCGGTCGGTGCGGTCGATTTCGTCGGACAGAATGAAGGGGTTCGAGGTAAGGCCCGCCTCACGCGGGGGGATCTGCTCAAGCCCCGAGTTGCAGATGATCGGCTCAATCATCTCGTCGAAGACGCGAACGGATTCGACGGTTCGGTCACTTCCGATGCTGCGGCGCAACTCGACCTGCAAGTCATCGCTTATCGAAAGAACGACCGTCGGGGCGGTGTCGTGGTAGTAAAGCGACACGCCGCCCTTGCGGGAACCGTGATCACCGATCCACGCGGGCGGATCCTCGGGCGTGGATACGTAATTGAGCGACACGCCCGCTAAATGCACCGTCGAAAACTGGTCTTCCAACGCGGACTTGGTTTGCATCTCAAGCTCCCGCCGCATTTTGAATTCAGGCATGTCCGGATCAATGCCAGCGAAAGCGCGGATCCAATCCCTGCGAAAGGATAGAGGCGAAACCTCACCTGTCGGTTCTGAGACGGACCGCCGAAAAACGACGGTCCCCGCGGCGCGGCACAGGTGTTCTTCAGTCGAAGCGGAAATGCGAGGGGTGTCTGTTGCGTCCATGATCTCAGTAGGTTGATGAGAAAAAAAGACGGTCGGCCCCACCGCGGGCAATGATCCCGCCGCGGCCTCACCGAGTGGGGCGATTAGACCTGTGGTTTGGACCTGTCGGTTTCACGGTTGCCCGTACAGGTAAGCGGACGTGATGCGGGTTTTCCCGTCGATTTGTCGAAGGAAGTTCCCTTCGGTGTATCCGTAGTCAGACAGGGCCGCCTTGAGCTCCGAGTCTTCGATGTGACGGGGGCCACGAATCAGCACGACCGGCGGGTCTCTGTCCAGATACACGTGCACGTCGAACCGTCGGAGCCGCCCGATCCAATCATCCGAAAAGGGGCGGGCGAGCTGGCTTTTCATAGCGCGGCGGATGCGCTGACGCCGCCGCTCCTCTGAAGAGTTTCCTTTGGTTGGCTGTTGCATCGGTTCATTCGTGTTTTTTAGGGAAAAGCGAAAACCGTGACTACTACCCGCTGCTAGTCGGTGTGCGTATTGATCTGGTGCACATCGACCGGGGATTCGAACACTTCGTGCCACGTATCCCCAAGGTCGATCATGTGGTGATCCCGGCGCGTGTGTCCGACGCGGCACCGGATAAAGAGGCGCGTTCCGCGGCTTTTGCCTGTTGGCGATTCGGTCTGGACGGCGGCGCGCTTGTGCTTGTGGGATCCGAGCGCCCAATGAATTTTCTCCGCGCCGGGAAGCTTGATCGGATCCACCGAAGGGCGGGGAACGAAGAAGTACTCGCCTTGACGGACGATCACCGATCCTTGCAGGTCGGCCCGACAGAACTGGTAGTTGACCGTTCGGTCTGATCGGTACCAGTATTTTTTCACCGATGTCTTGCCCCCGGCTTCGCGGTGGGCTTCGGCTTCCTCGTCGGTAAGATCGTGTTTGCGGTACTCATCCGACGTGATTACCGGAAGGCCGCTCGGGAACGCCTCCGTGCCGCGCATTGCCGTAGACACGTCGTCCGGCCTTAGATACTCGACAATGGCCGCCCGCACGCCTTCCGCCTCCGCGTACTCAACCACGAAGGGCAGAAGGTCGACCGTAAACCGCCCGCCGTTGCGGGCGGTGCGGTCGTGGCCTACGCCGACCGCCCCTTCGTGCCCGTCAATCAGAACGATATGCCAGCGCCCGTACGCGCCGGTGCGGGGATCGGCCTCACTTTTGACATTGGTGATGTCGTACGCGTCGGTGCTGCCTGTGCGGCGGATTCGCCGTCGGCCCGTGCACCTGCGGCTATCGCTCATGTGCGCCTCTATTGCAGAGAGGGGCAGTCGGTAGTCCGCTCCGGGGGCGGGCGAGCAGTGAGCAAAGCCGGTGCTCCAGCACTGCGCGTTGTTGATGATGAGCCCGGACACGGTCCGAATCGCCTCCCGGGTGCGGTAGTGCCAGAGCGTCCCCGCGCCGTCGGGGTGCTGCTGTCCCTTGAAGTTAGGGGAGGAGTAGAGCCGCCCCTCGTTGTGGGTTGGGTATTTTCCTTCCGCCCAGGCGCGGGCCACGTCGTCTTGTCGGTCGTAGCAAGCACGCGACGTTGGTTCGTACCGTGGATGCGGGACACACGTGTCCGTCTTGGATGTGTCTGTTTTGGGTACGGTTCGGGTACTCATAGCGTCTGTTGCGCCTTATGAGAAAAAAAGTGGGTAGGGTGATGAGGAAAATCCTCATCTGGGGAAGAACCCGTCGGTTCAGAGCCCCGGCGGGCCGCCCTACTGGCACAGAGGACCGATGAAGAACTGTCACCAGCGGGCCGCCCGCCGCGGCCCCGCCGATCCGACAGGATCTTAGGAGTTCCGTTGGGGACCGCGGTACGGGTTATTCTTCGTCAGGCATAAAGCCGCGCGCCACGTCTTGCCAGTTGACCGCGCACAGAAAGCGCTCCAAGGCCGTTTGCATGAGCCCCGGCACGGTGGCCTGGTCGAAGGTCCCTTCGCTGCCGATCGCGTGGACCGTGGCGAACGTCTCTTCAACCTTTGCCCGAATCTCGTCTGCGAGCTGCATGCGGACGGCCTCGGTTTCGGAGATGACCCCATCAGTGAGGAATTCCGTTTGCGCCTTGGTAAGGCTGCCCGGAACGCGTTCCCGGATCTCTCGGGCCCGTCGCGTCCACATCGCGTGGTGGCGGCTGTCATTACTGAGGTGGACCTTGACCAGATGCGTGGCCTGGTCCGGGTCCACGGCGGGTCGCGTGTCGGTGGCCTGGTGGTTCGGTGCGTATGCCATCGGTTTGGTGCCTCTCGGCGGTTGGTTCAGAAAAAAAGACGGTGGGACGAAGTGTCCCTCAAACAGCCCCAAGGGATCTCCCTCTTTGAGGCCGTCTGGGGGACCCTCTCAGGTCCCATTCTACGCCCGCAGCGTCAGTACCACCGAAAATG